CGCCTACTTGCTCCAACTCGCTCGATTTAACCGATCAATGCAACAGCCAATACGCGGGAGCGTTGGCGGGAGGACTTGCCCCATGAAACGTCTCACAGCGCTACTGCTCTCATCCGCGCTTATTGCCCACGCGCTGATGACGTCCCCGGCATTTGCGGCCGACAACACCATCGTGCTGACGCCTGGGACTGGCGTCACGATGAAATCCCGCGATGTCGGCTCCGGCGTGCAGTCGCCGCAGCCTTCCGCGTATTTCGGCGCGGCGCAGCTCTCCAGCGCGGTGGTCAGCGCGGCCTCGAGCGGCAACAACACGCTGGTGACCCGATCTGTCGGCATCATCAAGGTCTACGGCATCTTCTTTGCCTGCGCCTCGGCGGTGGTGGCCACGCTGCAGAACGGGACCTCGACCGGCGTCACCGGCGCCATGACGGTCAACACCTTCATGCTGCCGATTTCCGGCGAGCCGTACTTCACGACCACCAGCACCAACAATTTCGTGCTGAACCTCGGCTCCGCAGTGCAGTGCTCCGGCACGGTCTATTACCTGGACAACTGACATGAACCTGCGCAGCATTCTCGCATTTCTTTTCCTCGCGCTGCTTTACGTCTGCCCCGCCGATGCCGCATCGCGGTTCGGTGTCTGCACGGTTACCTGCACATGGGATGGCGCCAGCACGGCGATGTGGTCGGCATCCACCGGCGGCGCCACCGGCGCGTCCGTGCCCGGCTCGGCTGATACCGTGACCTTCGACGCCGCTACCTGCGTCGGCGGTGTAACCTGCACGATCACCGTCAACACCACGGTGGCGGTGCAGTCGATCACCTTCGGCGCCTGCACCGCATCGACGACCGGCTGCATTCTCGATTTCAGCGTCAACAACAATAATGTGACGCTGACGGCCAACGGTGGATTCAGCGGCACCGGCACCGGCACGCGCAACCTGAAGATGGGGAGCGGTACATGGACGCTAAGCGGAATCGCCACTGCGTGGAACATGGCAACCACCACCAACCTGACATTCGCGGCGAATAGCTCGACCATCTCCATGACCGGCGTCAGTGCGGCCTTTTTCGTGGCGTTCAGCGGTGGCGGGCTTAGCTACAGCATCGTCAATTTCACCGCCAACAATGGCGTCAATGTCCTGGGGTCCAACACGTTCGCGACGCTGGGTATCACCGGGCCGAACATTCTGGAATTCCCGACCAGCGGGACGACGACGGTCACCAATGCCTTCACTTTGACGGGTACGACGACCAAGCTGATCTCTTTCATGACCAACAACGTCATCACGCCGGCGCACACGATCAGCGTCGGCAGCGGCACGGCGACATGCATGTGGTGCTCGTTCCGCTCGATGACGTTCTCGGGCGGCGCGACGTTTACCGCCTCCAACAGCTTTGACATGGGGTCCAACACCGGCATCACGATCACGGCGCCATCGGGCGGCGGGGCTTCCCAGAGTATCGATGTGCGACCGGGGATTCAATAAGATGTTCAGAATTCTTCTTTCCTTCCTGTTGGCGATTGTCGCTCCGGCGCAGGTATCGGCGCAATTTGCCAACAGCTATGGCACATCCGGATTTACCTCCGGCGGCAGCGGCGGTAGCGTAACGCCGACGACAATCTCCGGCGCAACCCGCGCGCAGGTGCCGTTCGATACCGGAGCGGTCGGCACCAACCATATTATTTCGACCCGCATCTATGACTTTCCGATGCAGACCTGCACGGCTCCGCAGGCCGATTACGCCAACATCTGGGTCAATGCCGCGATCGCAGGTGCGGGCCAGGAAACCGCACTCGGCACCTCGACCAATCTCAAAATCTCCTATCTGACCGGGGTCAACGCCACCCAAGCCAATACAGCGGCCGGCTACAACCAGTCCGGCGCGACATTGGTTCAGGTGACGTGGAGCAATGTCGTCAACGACAGCACGGCGGCTGGTAATATCCAGAAGCTGGATGACACGGTGACGCCATCGACGCTGACGCCAAAAACCTTCGCGCAGATGCAGGCCGATGGCGGCGCGATCTCCGGCAACACGCTGACGGTGCCGAGCGGCTACGTCGTCACTCACGACCCCGCGGTGGGCGTGACGCTGACGGCCCAGACCGCCTATGCGATCCAGCTCGAGAGCGACCGGCCGGTGCAGCAGACCGCACTGACGGCGGTTCAGGTCGGTACTACAGTCACGATCACGGTCGCAAGCACGGCGAACTACCGCACCGGCAACAAGCTGAACTTCTCCGGCTTCACGCCATCGACCTATAACACCACGGCCTCGACGCCGGCGACGATCACGGTGGTGGATGGCACCACGTTGACTTATCAGCGTACCGCCGGCCTTGGCGCCGTCACGGTGCTCGGCAACATCCAGTCCACCAAACCCAACACGGTACGATCGCAATCGACGGTTGCCACCAACGGGTTTGGCGACATCCAGGCCACCTCAACCGCCGCGGCCTCGACCCCGAACACCAGCACGAACTGGTCGGCCTTCAACACCAGCATCACTGGCGACAACGCCAGCATGGAAGGTGTCGCCCGCGTCGCCTGCACCTCTGCGGCCGGCAAGAAGGTAATTGCCTTGTTCGGCGACAGTATCGCGGCGCAAGTCAACGATGCCAACCAAGCCAATCCGACCGGTAGCGTGATCAAGGGCGATCAATACGGCGCCACCGGCGCTTTCAAGCGCGCCTTCACGCTGGCTGGTTATCCGTTTTATTCGGTGGCCGTGCCTGGAACGGCGGCCAACACCGAAAACAGCTTCGGCGGCGGCCTGGTCCGGCAGTATCTCGCGCGGGGTGCGCACGGCCTGATGGTGGAGATGGTCCATAACGACGTCTCCGCGGCGGCAAACGGCGCGGCGCTCATTGCCATCGAAAAGACCTATTGGGCGACGCTGCGGGCGGCTGTGCCAACCTCTACCCGGCTGGTTGCGATCACGATGTCGCCGCTCACGACACAGGTCAGCGGCAGTCAATGGAATGCGCGCAATGCCGGTGCCCAGTCGTGCACCGGTAGTTTTGCTTTGAGTGGCTTCGTCTACACGAGCTGGAATCCGTACATCCTCGGCACGCTGGTGCCCGCCAATGGCGATCCGGATGCGGGGATTGATTTTGCGCAGTACCTGTCGAACGTGGGCGGCGGCGGCGCGACTGTTCCGATCGATTGCCTCTGGGTGGCAGACGGCACTCCGTTTTTCGGCACCGGCGACGGCACCCACGGCACGCTGAACACCTACTCTGCGGCGGCTGTGCCGATCGCGGCCGACCTGCCGACCAAGTTCTTCGTCAACTGGCTGCTCAAGCGCGACCTCGTTCCGGCATCGAACGACAACGATCCGATCTGGCTCGCCAAGGCGGCCTGATCCTTTTCCCTCATCATCCACTGGAGCAGATGCATGCAACACCCCTACGCGGTGCTGGAGAGCGAGTACGCGGCCTATCTGGCGCATTTGTCGGTGACGCCTTCCAAGACCGGCGCGATCGATGCGGCAGCGAAGCGGATCCTGCGGCCTGAGAACATGGACGTCTACCAGGCCGCGGTTGAGGGCACGCAGATCCCGGCTGCCTTCATCGGCGTGCTCGAGCTGCGTGAAAGCAACTGCGATCCGACCCGGGCGCTGGGGCAGGGCGACCGCTGGGACCGCGTCTCCGTCAACGTGCCGCGCGGCAAAGGGCCGTTCAAATCCCGCCTCGACGCGATGAAATTCTACATCCATTACGACGGCATCGACGACAACACCCATCCGTGGGCGATGGAGTATGGTTGCTACAGAGGCGAGGGATGGAATGGCTGGGGCCCGCGCATGCGCGGCCGACCGACCGGTTACCTCTGGGCCGGCACCTCGATCTACGACAGACCGACGGGTGCGGGCGGCAAGTACGTCTCTGACGGCGTCTGGTCGCCGACCACTTATGACGTGCAGCTCGGCATCGTGCCGGTGCTGCTGCGGATCGCGCAGCTGCGGCCGGAATTTGCGATCGGCACGGCGCTGCCGCATCTCGAAGCGCCGGTGATCGTTCCGCAGATTGCGCCCGTTCCGCAGGGCCTCGGAGTCGGACTGCTCGATACCAGCGATATCGACAGCGTCAAGGCGCTGGAGCTCGCGCTCAACGCTTCGGGAGTGCTGTCCGCGCCGATCGTCGTCAACGGCAATTACGACCGTGAGACGGCTAACGCGGTTCGCGCCTACCAGAAAGCCAGGGGCCTGCATGTCGACGGCCTGGCTGGACCCGAAACCATCGACAGTCTCGGATTGGAGCGGGCATGAACCGGTTTCTCCTCGCAATGGCACTGGCGGCTCTCGCCGGCACTGCACTCGCCCAGAACTTCGGCGCGCCGCGCGGCGACTATGCCCGCTCGATCGGTGAGAGCTATCAAAGCGAGCCCCGCTGTCGCGCTCTCGACTGCGTGTACCCCGGCGACCCCGTGCGGTCCGGCAATCCGATGATACAGGTGTGCCCGGATGGTTGGGGCTACGGCCCGACGCGCTCCGGGGAAATTCCGAAGTGCGTCGCATCCGAAGACGACAAGAACGCCCGGGACGGCCTGAAATGATCACGCTCCGCTTCGTCACCGGATCGAGCCTGTCCTCGAAGCTGATCCGCCTTCAGGCCGGCGTCTCGATGCCGTTCACGCCAAGCCACGTCGAGGCGCTGACTCCGGACGGGCGGGATTGCGTCGGCGCGCATATCGATCTCGGGGTGGCGGCGCGCCCGGTCGGCTATGACGTCGATACGCTGCTGACGCTGCCGGATGGCTCCAAGTCCGAACGGCTGGTGCACCTGCCGTGCAGTGATGAGCAGGAATCTAAATTCTACGGCTTCGTGCATTCGAAGATCGGTACCGCCTATGACCACAAGGCCATCTTCGGCTTTGTCGATCCCGGCCATCATCACGACGTCGATCACATCATCTGTTCGGCGTTCATGGTGTGGGCGTTGCGGACCTGCGGCTATTTCCCGATGCCGCTGACGGTGCCGTTCCATCACATCTCGCCAAGAGACTTAGAGACTTGATGCTGATCCTCTCAAGCCACGTTCAAATCGATCATTGAAGGCTGGTTCAATCCGACACGGAACAAACTGCTTCTGGTTTGCGATCACCTGGGCAGGGCGTTCGCTGATGCCTGACTTCTCCACTGCTGAAGCGCCGGCAGTGCCGCGCTGAATCAAACCTTTCCCTCACCTCAAATCGATCACCTAGAAAAAGGAACCTAAAACATGCCGCAGATTGATCCGAAATTCACCTTCTGGTTCGGTATCTGGACCAACCTTCTTGTCTTCATTGCCGGCTACGGCATCGATCATGCTCCAACGATCATTCAGCAGTACGCACCCTCCGTGCAGTGGGTGGTCGGGATGATTGCACAAGCCAATGGCGTGATCCTGACGGCGCTGATCGGCATCTCCTCGAGCAAGGTGGGACCGCTGGTCAGTGTGCCGGCGAGCGCCATCAAGCCGGCCGTCATCCTCGCGATCCTGCTCGGCGGCATGTTCGCCTTTCCGGGCGACGCTTCCGCGGAGATCCGGCTGAAGCCGCTCATCGCTACCGCGTCGGCGGTACCCCGCACGGATCCGCTGACGAAGTTCATGGGCGATCTCGCCGCGATCAAAAAGGAAGTGGTCGACGGCATCGTTGCCGACTTCAACGCGGCGGACGCCGACGCGGCAACGCTGACGAATGCCAGCGACCCGACCAGCTTCAGCGATCCGATCAGCCATGCCTGCTACCCGGCCGCGGTCAAATTTCTGCTATCGCTGCCGACGGCGTCCGCTCCAACCGGCCAGTTCATCCTGGTGCAGCTGTTCCAGAAGAAGCGTGACTTCGTAGCCCAGATCAAGGCGGGGCTGCCGGTCTATCTTAAGCTCGGCTGCGCGCCATTGTTGGGCGATGAGGCTGCGATCTTCGCCAAGCTGATGGGGCTGGTCGGCGTCAAGGTCGGGCTCGATGCCTTGGCGCCGGGGCTTGGGCTCGCGATGCCGATACTGTAGCCGGCTGGCCCCGCCGATGCCCGACAGCATGCATGAGGTGAGCCGCTCGATCGGCTCGCTCGAGGCCTCGGTCACCAATTTGACCGAGACCTGGCAGCGGCAGGACCGCGAAGCCACGGAAGGCCGAAGGCGGCTCCATGAGAAAATGGATGGCCTGAAATCGCAACAGGAGGCGCTCGCTTCAACCGTTGCGCTACAGACCAAAAAGCTTGCGGAGGTCGAGCCGGCGATCAAGCGTTTCGAGGCGGAACGACAGCGGCAGGCGGGTGCCCGCTCGCTTGCCAAACTGCTGTGGGGTGGTGTCCTCGCCTTCGCGGCCGGGCTTGGTTACATCGCGCACGAGCTGATGGTCATCCTCTGGCCGCCGAAGCACTGATGATGGAACCTCGCAAACTGGCTCTCACGCTGCTCGTGACACTCGCGCTCGGCGCCGTCGCATTTGTCGTCGAAACGTTGGTCGATCGCTTCCGGCCAAACATGGGCCTGGTCGGGCGGTTCTTCATCATGCTGATGCTCGTGCTTGTTGTCGGGCTCGCTGCGATCGGGCTGGCGCACGCCCATGACGAAGGACAATGGGGCAAATCGGATCCGGCCGTGCGTGATTGGTATCAGGGCCTGATGCAGCCGGACAATCCCAGCGTCTCTTGCTGCGGTGAAGCGGACGCCTATTGGGCGGACGAGATCCATATCCGGGACGGCAAAACCTACGTCACCATCACGGATCCGCGCGACGATGCGCCGCTGCATCGACCGCATGTCGAAAACGGCACCGAGATCGAGATCCCGGACCACAAGTTGAAATGGGACCGGGGGAATCCGACCGGGCATGGCGTGCTGTTCTTGAGCCGGGGGCTTTACGTTTATTGCTACGTGCAGCCGGGTGGGGTGTGAGGTCGGAAGAAGGCTTGATTCAATCGGACACGGAGCAAGCTGCTTCTGGTTTGCGATCACCTGCGCAGCGCATTCGCTGATGCCTGACTTCTCCGCTGCCGAAGCATCGAAGGTGCCGCGCTGAATCATATTCTTCCTCACCGCACCATCATCATCGGCGCCCGCACCCAATACGTCGTCAAAGTCTCCCCGGAAGACTACGACTTCCTGATGCAGTGGAAGTGGACCTATGCCGTGTCCCATCCAATGCATGGCGGCCTGGTCTATGCCCGACGATCAATCCGCCAAGGCGACCAGAACGTCACGGTCCTGATGCATCGGGTCATCATCACCGAACGGATGGGGCTACCGCGACCCTCCGACAAACACTTCGTCGATCACGACAACGGCGCCAGCCTCGACAACCGCCGCGTCAACGATCGAGGCCGGGCCCAGCTCGCCTGGCTCACGGCCAAAGAGAACCGTGCCAAGCAATACGGCATCCGCGCAACCCCGGTAGTTCCGGCGTTCCGGGGCGTGATGAGCGATATCCCGTTTTGAGAGAAACCGCGCCGGCCGGATGCCGGCAATCCCGCAAGAGGAAGAACCACCATGCCACTCGCTGCAACTGAGGCCTCGATCGAGGCCGAACTGCAAACCAAGGGCCTCAATGCCCCACGCCTCACGCCCACGCTGATCGATGCTGCGATCGTGTCGGAGGCCTATCACGTCTTTCCGGGCACCACGATGACGGTCTGTGCGCTGACCTTGCGCAATGGTTTCATCGTTCTCGGAGAAAGTGCCGCGGCTAGCTACGCCAACTTCGATGAGTCGATCGGCCGGCGCATCGCCCGCGACAATGCCCGGAACAAGATTTGGGCGCTGGAGGGATATTTGCTGCGCGAGCGGCTTTCGGCCGACAAACGCCTGGAACAGGGCTGGTAGATTCCGAAAACCGCACCCGGGAACTGCTCCCCGGAGCGGAACCTTGCGGTCGAATTAGAACCCCGATCGCCCTTGACCCGCTGTCCTTAGCCGGACGGCGGGTCTTTTTGTCAGCGTGCGGACAGAATGCGAACGGGTCTGGGATTTATTCTGGGACTTTGCGTCCGCTAGCGCGGTGTTACGTCCGCTTTGATCCCGTTGCGTTCGCGGCGAGGGGTGATTTCCTCCAAGGCCGAAAACGAACGAAAACCCAACAAAATCAACATTTGATGATGATTTCCTCTGGCGCACTCGGAGAGATTCGAACTCCCGACCCTCGGAATCGAAAGACGGGGGTCGTGTAGGATTTACGCTTTGTCCTTCAATGGCTTGGCATCCGGCAGAGTTCCGCTCTGGGATTTTTTCTGGGATTCCACGCTTTCCATGCCAGCGCGCAGATCGGCGAAAGTGGTATCGGTATAGAACATCGCGGTCGTTCTGATCTCGGTGTGCCGCAATAGCGTCTGCACGAGCTTCAGGTTACCCGTGGCGCGCAGGGTGCGCTGGCCTGTCGTGTGACGCGTATCGTGCAAGCGCGCATCCACGCCCGCCTTGGCCCATTTGCGGCGCCGGTTGGTGCCGATGCCATAATAGGTCATCGGGTAGCGTTGGCCCTTGATGAACTTGCGGTCGGTCTTCGGGCAGCGCCTGGTGCGCTGGGCAACGAAGGTAAACACCCAAAGCTTGTCGTGGCCGCGCAGGCGCCAAAGGATTTCATAGGCCCGCATGGTCAGCGGCAGAATGGCCGGCACGCCGCCTTTGCCGACGATCCGGATGATACGCTGATCAAAATCCACCTGCGGCCACGTCAGAAGCATTTCCTTTCGCCGCAGGCCCATGATCTCGGCAAATTCCCGAAGCCCGGCGAATTCGCGGCTCTCGACGGCGTCGAGTATGGCATCTTCCGCAGGGGTAATCTCGCGAACCGGCTGCTTGCGTTCGGGGAGAAAGTGCTCTTTCCAGTCCGGTTCCTTCAGGATCGTGACCGACCATGCCTTGCGCGCCTTGTTCATGACGCGGCGCAAGAGTGATGGAACGGTCTTGTTGACCGTGCGGTTGCCGATCGGTCGATAAAGCTGGGTGCCCTTGGCGTCCCGGCCGGCGCGCATGACGCCTTTCCTGCGGGCCTCGACGGCCGCGGAGACCATATCGTCGTTGATGTCGTGCAGCGCAACCTCAGGGCCGATCTGGGTTTTCAGCCAGTCCAATGCCCGCTCCAGATCCGGGTCGCTGCCGTGCTGGCCGACCTGATCCCACCATCGATCGCACGCCGCGCCGACCGTCATCGGCCGCCGGCCGGCCTCAAGGGATTCCTTGACTAGGCGCCGGGCTTCGGCTTTGCGGCCGTCTTCGAACTCACGAGCCTTACGTTCATTCGCAAGGGACGTGGTCCCGTAAAAGCGATGACCCTTGATCTGGAAATCGAATTGGAAATAGGGCGAACCTCGGACCCGAAAGACTGACATGCCACCCCCGTACGCCGGTAGAACTCGACCACGTCGGCAAGGGTACAGACGTAGTGCCGCCGCTCAAGGCCGGTTCCCTTGATATGCACCGGGAGATTTTGGGCCTCCCGGTGCCTGGTAAGCGTCTTTAAGTCCATCCGGAGTGCCTTGGCTAGCGCCGGCATCGTCAAGTGAGGGGACCCCGCAAAGGCGGCTCGGACTTCCTCGGGGATGAGATCGATGGCCGCGAAGGTCATTTGCAACCCGCCTCTATCCAAAGGGCCAACCGTCCTTCGTGCCGATACCATTCGCCTTGTGTGCGATATGTGGCAAACCGGTGGTGCAACTGTCGCTCGCGGGCGCGGCCCGGACCTTCGATGACCTTGTGCACCTTCATCCGGAGGGGCAAGCCCGTCTGTAAGCTCGCCAGCCGATGGTAAAGGTGGCTTGAAAAGCCAATCTTGATGAATTCCATGAACTGAATCACGTAAATGCCATAGAGTCGCTCTTTGTCGGGCGCGCGAGAACGCAGGACAAGGCTCGCACGCGACCAAAATTCGCCATTTAGTGGCGCCGGGATCCTGTTGAGCAGGCGATAGTAATTGAAGTCTTCGATCGATAGGCGAAGGTGAGCGGCGGCTTGCTCGATGTTGAGCCAGTCAGCGGTTGGGTGCAGACCGATCGATTGGAGGGCAGGGCGTTCCTGACCGCTGGCAAGGGCTTGGCGGGGCATTTTAGGAGGGTTTCCCCATATCTGGCTCGGATATGGCCGCTTCGGCGGCCTTCCCGGATTCCTCCAGCACGGCCGTCATGCTCTCTTCGCACTCAGAGAGCGGCAGGGTGTTGAGGCCGAATTTGAATAGTTCCCGCCGGTCAAGAAGCTGCCGCTGCAGGGCTACGGCCATCAATGTGATTACGGTCATGTTTCCCTCCTTCCAGCCTGCGCCAATTGGCGCAGCCTCCGTTAGTGTTCGGACGATCTCCGCATCGCTTCCAGGATCGGAAGGTTTGCTTCGGTCGGAACATAGATCGTCTCGCCATCGCGATGCTTCATCATCTCGATCCATTGCCAGCGCAGATAAAGGTCATGCTGTTTGAGGTGTTCGCCGATGATCGTTATTTGTTGAGAAACCGCCTCGGCTTCGATGATTGCCGCTTGTTTGTTCAATTGCGCGGCCTGTAGGCGACCATTGGCCTCGGCGATCTGAATTTGTTGTTCGAAATTGGCTTGAGCCAAATCGGCTTCGCCAGCCTTGCGAGAACTCCAGACGTTCCATGTCGGGAAAAACCAAAGCGAAAAGCCGATGATAATAACAATGCCGGTAGCGGCCGTAAAAAGTACGTTTTCCATCATATATTCCTCTTCTGTTTATGCTTACGTGTGATCGGCGTAGTCTTCGTTGTTTCATCGCAAGGTTGCAGCTCCCGCAGGATTAGCCCCGCGCTCGGCACACATCGCGGCCGGCGAGCCGCAGCTGGACACCGGAAACGTGCCGTAGATGCGCCTGGCGCCGATTGCCGGCGTATGGTCGACGAAAGTGCCGGACTTCGCCTTCTCGCGGCCACGCTTGACGGCGCGACCCATCGCCAGAACGAAGGCCTCGTTACTGGCGATCGCGGCGTCATGGGTGCTGGCTTCCAACAGGGTGATGTGCTCGTCGAAGTTGATGCGGGTGAATTTGCTGATCGTCATGGGGTTGAGGGCTTTCGGGTTTTAGGGGAAGATTTGGTTCAAGCGACCATCGGAGCAACCGGCCCTTGGTTTGCGATCACCTGGTAGCCCGCCGCGTTGCGATGACCGCCGCCGCCGAATTTCTTGGCGATCTCGGAGACGTCAAGCCGATGATTCTCGGAGCGCAGCGAATACTGGATCATGCCATCGCGGCGCCGGAACCAGCATGCGGTGAAGGGCGCGCCGGGAAAGCGCGATAGCAGCGCGTGAGCCATGTCGCTGGCGTAGTGATAGGGGACGTTGACGACGGGAACCGAATGTCCGTCGATCGTGTCCATGTAGCAATCGGCCATGAACTTCCGGATGTTGGCATTGTGCGCACGGAGGATCACGGCGCCGTCTGAGATCAAGTGCGACGTCGACTCCCGTTCGGCGAGCTTATCCCAGAGGTTGAATTCCTGCTCATAGGTGAGGAGGGCGGCAGAGAATTGCTTCGTCGCTTCGCCAAACTCGAATTTCCAGAGGTCGCGATCCTGAATTAATTCAAGGAACAGCGGAACGGTTTTTTCGGGACGGGCAAACTTCCACGCCATCACGGCGCCGGATTGGGTCATGTCGAACCAAGCAACGATGGGCGGATCGTAGGCGTGGGCTGGATCGTATAGGTGGTTAACCAAAAACTCCGGCGTTGCCGACTGACCATTCCCGAGGTGAACGTCCCAAGGTGCGAGCTCGGCTTCGGCGGTTTTGTGGTGGTCGATCACAATGACGGATTTTGCGACCGCAGCCAGTACGCGCATCGGCTCGCGCTTAAACGAGAAATCGACGAACAAAACATTCTTGTCTCGCGCCTCCTCGCCGTCGATGGCTTCGCCGTAGATGCCGGGCACAAACCGGCAATCCGGCCAGCGCTTCCAGATCGCCCATGCTGCGCCGAAACCATCGTCACAGCCGCCGTGGTAGATGCAAATGTCTGGCTTCCACATATCTCAAATTCCTCTCTGTTCAGGTGATCGCAAACCAGAACCAGTTTGCTCCGTATCCGATTGAATCAGGCCTTAGAAGCTGCAACGCCAGTAACTCGACGCCGCTCGCATTGAAAATAGTCTTTGTACTCCCATGGCGCAGAGACTGTTGCCGCGCCCTCGGAAATAAGTTCGTCAACCCACTTGATTTCCTGCGGATTGGCCCATTCCTCTTGAGTCAAGGTTTCCCCGCGAGTGAAGCCTTCGCGCATCTGCTCTTTTGTCATCAAGATTGGGCGTTCGTTCATTTCTCGCTCCCTGCTTTGATGGGGGTCATATCCTGCTCCGTTCCGCTATCGCCACAAAAACAACCGCCCGCATCGCGACCAAATCGCCGCGCTGCGCATACAACTTCTCGCACGTGATCAACGGATTGATCCCAAGATCCTGCCAGAACGCATGCTCGCCGCGCGAATGCTGCGACGTCGCAAACAGTCGATGATCTCCCGAACACAGCGGCAAAGCCCAGCGGTCCTCGGGCTTCTTGCCAAGCCCTGAGGCCTTCCCGAACGCCGCGCTCGCCATCCGGACGTGTGCCGCTTCACACGGCTCCATCCCGCAGCTAAGGCACGGGCACTGCCGCACCATCGCGAGATACGCGCCATCCCGCTCGCAACAGGTCTTGTGCACACGCGGCGCGGGGGCTGGGACGCGCTTGAGCATGCTGCCGACCGGGGCGAGCGGGAAGAGACGTTGGGGGCGGGGAAGGGTCACGACTTCGCCTCCGCGTCGAGATACCGAAGCTTCCACGTCGGATGGAACGGCATGCTGTGTTTGGCGCTATCGAGCTTGACGCTCAAATGACTGCCGCTCGCGCCGCAGATCGTGCCGAGTTCGGGCTTGCCGTCACCCATGTATTCGACGCGGCCTCCGCGAGCGGCAGGCACGTTGTAGTTTTTTCTGATCCAATCGAGGCTCACGACTTGCTCATCTCCCGCGCCACCACATCCTGCATCGCCACCTGGCGCGCGTCATCGACCATCAGGGCGACGTCAAAGGCATTGTAGCGTCCGCCCCACATCAAGACGCGGATCGCATCGTTTTCGTTGCCGACCGCGTCGTGCTTGATCAGATCGGCGGCCATGAGGCTCACGACATCCGATCGTCGCGTCGAAAGGTTGCCCTCGATCATGGTGAAGACGCGAGCGACCTTCATAGCCAAAACACCTTCGAGCAATGCCGGCACACGATATCGCCGCAAGAGACGATCATGCTGTGGCCGGCCGGGTTGAGGCAGTCGCTCTCGATCCGGAACGGATCGGCGGGCGCGCAGGCGAAGATTGCCGCGATCTCCGCTGGATCGCCCCGATAGGTCGTGACGCGGACGCGATCGATGGTATCAAGTACGGGCATGGTGCCCCTCCGGGTTGTTGAAAATTGAACATCGAAGGACAGACGAAGCCCGTGTCACACTTACTGGGGCCGGATCGACGGTGTGTGCTCGTGACCCGACACTTCGCAAGGATTGCCTCATTGAAGTGCTCGTCTGTCCATCGATACTCAATTCGGGTGAAGAGGTCGGCGGCGACGGCCTCGCTAGAACCGTCGCCGCGCCTTTCCCTCGCCGTGTCCGCCAAGAAGGTAGCTGGTTTAACCGGCCGCGACCGCAAATTCCGGCTGGCCGTCGAGCACGGCGGCGGCCACAAGCTGCGGCTCGGTATCCATGTCGAGCAACCGCGAAGTGCAGCGCTTGGCGAGCTTGAGCGCCTTTGCCCAGGTCGGTGGCGAAGCCAGCGGTTTTGCCGGGATCATGATGGCCTGCTGCTTTTGCCCGAAGGAGACGAAATCCATGCAATCGTCGAACGCCTTGGTCAGATCAGCAAGCCAGCGGGATTCATCGAATGCGGGCTCAACCGGTGCGGCGACCTTGGCGGCTTCCACCACGATACGCGAGGCCAAAAGCTCCGCAGAGGGCGTGATGTCCTTGAGGGGCGCGAAGTCGGGCAGGCTGTCGTTGAGGTCGTTGGACTGATTGTCCTTCGCTATCGCGGATGCGTATTTCGAGGGCTTGCCCTCCAGTGCCTGGTAGAGGCTGTCGTAGCCGGCGCGCAGGTCGCGTAGTGGCATCACCTCCTCGATTTCGGCCCATGAGGCATTGAAAGCGGCCAGGAGAGACTTCACCTTGCCGGTTTTTTCCTGTGCGGTCTGGCCGGGGAAATGCAACAGCAGAAGGTCCTTGATCTCGTCCTGGACGACGCGCCGCTGCACCGGCTGCCAGTCGCGCTTGTCGATCGTGATCATGTGTTGGCTGTTGCGGCTAGTGTCGACGCCCATCTGCCGGCCGCCCAGATTGAGCATCTGGATATGCGGCAGAAATTCATCGAAGCCCGGATCTTCGAACGACTGGCCATCAAGCAGCGCGGCGCGGTCCTTGAGGATGGTGGCGGTGCGCCAGACGCGCTTGATCTTGTTGCCCTCGATCTCCTGCTGGCGCTCCATCAAGACCAGCAGCGACGGCTCGTAGCCCATCTCGCCTTCGGCCTTCATCTTGACGCCGGTCTTTTCGAGGTTCTTCTTCTGGGTTTCGTCATCGACGGTGTAGTCATATTCGAAGCCGGCGCGGCCGCACAGCGCGATATGCGCCGACGAATTGACGTAGCGGTCGGTGAACTTCGCCCACTCGGATTTAAGCCAGCCCCAATCCTCGAACTGCAGGCGGGTGCGGTTCCTTTTCCTCATGTAGGATGTGGTGAGCTCCATCCAGAAATGTGTGATGGAATCGATGATCAGCGCGGAGCCGTTCGCCTCGGCATCATCGACAGCCGTCAGAAGATCGGCGAAGGAGCGCGTCTTGGCGGCTTCCAACTTGATGCCGGCAGTCTTGAAATGCGGGATCAACCAGTCACTACCCGTTTCGGTATCGAGAAACATCACGGGTTTGTTGGCGTAGCTGATGCCGTGTTCGCGCATGTACTGCACAAGGCCGATGACGACCTTGCTGGCGGTCTTGGTTTTGCCGGAGCCCTGAAAGCCCAACAGGCCGAGCTTCATGTAGGCAGACGTGACTTCGGCGGGCTTGAACAGCGATGACATGCGTGACGTTCCTTCTGATGCGACCTTGGCGGCGGTCGTTGGCCGGGAGGGATGAGTGGATTGAGAAAACGGATTGGCGAGGCCGCTGGCTCTGCGCTCGAAGGCCTCCATCCGCGCCACGCCGGACGCGACGTAGGCGGGATCCGGCTCGCGCATGCGGGCGGCGAATTGCTCGGCGAGGAGGTTGTGGTTGGTGCGGTCGTGCATCACGGTTTCTCCGGCTGGTACGTGATGATGTTCTCGGAGAGACGCTTCATCGTGTCCAAGAGCGGATTCATGTAATCAACGGTGATGCCAGCGGCTTTGCCGGTATCGATCAGCTTTCCAAGCTGCCCCATAAACTCTTGGATTCTAGCTTGCTCGGCGCTCGGCAGTGCGTCGATGAACGCCACGGCCTTATTGAACGCTTGAGGGAAATCGTTTCCCATGAAGTGCTCGTAATTCTTGTCCCAATCGTTGGCAGTCAGACTCTTCCGCCAGCTCATGGCGACCCAAACGTTGGCGTTAGCTTCGATCCGACAATCAACGGAAGGTGCGACCTTGCCCTTGGCGCTCAGCTTCGCCGGCAGCGGATTGATCGCGGCGTAGATGTCATCGATCGTTATCGTTTTGGTCGACTTGCTCTTGGCGGCCATCACATCGCCCTCCGCATCGAACGGCGATCTTCGCGCAGCGCCTCCGCGGCTTCCTCTACCGCGCCCGTTTCATTGCCATCGATCGCGCCGGTAAAGGACCCCGCGAACAGGCCGAAATGGATTCCGACTGTCGAATTGTCGCGGACTTCGTGACCAACCGCGGCGAGCCATTCGTCGAAAATCAGGGCCGCATCGCGGATATGTTGCGCTACGCCTTCGTGGTGGCCCGGCGAGGGGAATGACGGATAGGCTTTTGGGGCTTTCAGCTCGAGCAGGCGCTTGATCAGGGCCAGACGTGCAGCCTCGATCGGGTTGCTCTTGGCGGGGACGGCGGGAAGGGTGGTGGTGAGGGCGAGGTCCGACATCACACGGCCTCCACGATGACGCGAGCGGCGGCCTTGCGGACCAGCTCAGTGCTGGCGTTCTTCTTGGGCGCCCAAGTGCCCTTGCGTCCGCTCACGAGTTTTACCTCGATGCCGTTCCAGACATGGGCGAGGTTGGCGTCACCGGTTTCGGTGACTTGATAGAAGCGGTTATCGGAGGTTTGGATGATCTTGGTGGTGAGGGCGAGGTCGGCGGACATCGGCGGCTCCATCGGGGTTTCGATGGGGCTAATCTGGTTCAGAACTTCTGAAACGTCAACAGATAATTTCAGAACATATGAAAATAAATGGTGGCCGTAGTTCCATGGCCTCTGAAGAACGCAACTTTACATAGGTTAATCAGCGTGTCACGCTTCTGTCCGCTACCTGACACAAAACGGGCGCCATCGCGGAATGTTCCTGAAACGTTCCAAGAAAATATTGCGAGGGTTCGATGGGAATGGGAATGATCTTAGGATGGCACAGGCGTGCCGCGGTTATCCTGGCTGGCCAGTTGCCGGAAGATCCCAATGAAGCGCTGTTGGTGCTCGAGGCCGCCAAGGAACTGGTCGAAAAGTTCCTGATGGGTCACGCCGAAAAGGCCGAGACCACGAGCAACATCATCCCGTTCCGGCCCGGCTAGCCGCTCTGCTTTTCGGCGATCTCGACTTCTTCAAGCCGGCGACGCAGGTCCACGGTGAGGCCGTCGGTAACGCCTCTCAAAATATAGTCGGTGGTGAGGCCCGGGACGCGATTCGCCATCTGAATGGCCGCATCTCGCGAAATAAGCACGCCGTTTTCGTAGTTGGAGAGCTGCGGCAGGGTCCATCCCATCCGTTTTGCCCACCTGGAAGAGTTCGTTTCGGCCTCTGCGAGCCGGATCTGGCGTAGCCGCTGGGCCATCGGACTGAATTTTCCACCGCTTTGTTTCGTATGCATCGTTAGGCTTCCATTGTCTCCGTTGGCATACTTACAGGCGCGACCGGCTGATTTAACGGGCAGAAAAGCGCTGTTTTTACCATATTAGCCGAAGGTCGCATTCGAGCGGCTCCCTTTCTTAAGGATCGTACATATGGGGGGAAATTCATATTTATTTCTCATGAAGGATTGACCGTTCAGAGAATCTGAAAATATAACGGGGCATGGTCCAACTTGATTCAGTCGATGAAGTCGTGGAGGCGCTCGGGGGAACCAAGGCAGTCGCCACCTTGTTCGGGCGCACGGATCCTGCGGTTTCGAACTGGCGAAAGGACGCTCGGTTCCCAACCTATACGTTCGATGTCATCGAGGACGAACTCCAGAAAATCGGCAAATGCGCGCCGCGCTCGCTATGGGCCTGGGCCGTCAAGCATATCGAGGTCGCCTCATGACCTCGTATATTTATTTCATTCAGGCGGCGAACGGCGGTCCGATCAAAATCGGCACCACGAGCTTCAACCCGTTCCGCCGGATGGCGAAAATCCAAAGCGACTGTCCTTGGCCGGTAACATTGCTTGGCGCGATTGAGGGCACTCTTTCGCAGGAAAAACAAATCCATCGGACCCTGCGTTATTTCCGAACGAGTGGCGAATGGTTTAGTGCCCATCCGAAGGTCCTTGCTGCTGTAGATGCAGCCCTTCAATTGGGTAAGCGCGCTGAGTTTCCGACCAAACGAAATGCTCCTCTCAGCGAGCGCAACCAGAACACGGTCAGTTCGCTTGTCGAGGCGCTCGGGGGCACCAATGCCGTCGCCAAGCTTACCGGCAACCGGCAATCTGTTGTCTCGAATTGGCGGAAGCGCGGAAGATTTCTGGCGCGGACGTTCGTAAGGCTCAGTTCCACGCTTCAACAGCATAATTTGGTTGCTCCCAATTCCTTGTGGAGCATGCCATGAGCGCCAATGGTAATTGCTCGTTCTGTGGCAAGTCTGCGGCCCAGGTGTTTCGGCTGATCACCTCCGACGGCTGCAAGATCTGCAGCGAGTGCGTCGGACGCATGGCCAACATGATCGCGGAAGAACTGCATCAAGTCGCAAAGGACCTGACGTTTCCGCCTCCGGGCCCCGGAGGGAATAAGCCGTGAACGATAGCGCCCTAGTCCGGCATGCCCATGCCCCTGCCCTGCTGATCCAGCATGCATCCGGGATTTTCGATGCGGCCGTCGGGTTGGATGATCTTGTGGCAGATGGAATGGTAGGTCATTCCGCTGAAAAGCACGCTGAGCGCAATGAGTGCTGCGATGGCCAGCAGCCCGAGCAGGATGTCGCGAAGTCGGTTCATGGCGGGGCTCTTTCACAGTTGCGGTTCCTGAGAAGTACACGGTTTTCGGTAAATATCGCGTTAGTTGCGTTGCGTGGAGAAAGTTTATGCACGGTACTATACAGAGGCGGGCGGTTGATGCTCGCGAAATCGACCGACCGGATGGGCCGGCGACCGACCGAATGGTCGGAGACGTTCTCACCGGGATTGTTTGGCACCTCTGGGGTGAATGTGCGCCGGCCAAACTCGCGGCGATCATCAAATGCGATCCGCGCACGGTCGAACGCTACATGGAAGGCGCGCGCGATTGGTCCGGCGACGCGCTTGCTGCCGTCGTCGCCGAAATTCTCCGTCGCCACTCCATGCGAAATTTCAAGATCGTTCCAAAGCGGTGACAAGCCTGAGAGACGCTCACCTAATTCCAGTTCGGGCGACGGCCTTGGCATCCAACAGCCCGGGTCAATGACATGGGGCGGACAGTCAAGGTCGCCAGCTCCATCGGGAAGGGCGCGTGATCGCGCTAAATGCCCCGCCGTCGCCCGATCCCTTACACCGTTTTGCCGGAGGGCTTTTTGATGGTTCACCTTGCCACTGAAGCCGCGTCGGCGCCTATCGGTCAGGCTGCAGCGGAAGATGCTTCGCCACTGGACCTGCAGCCATTCTGCAGCACGGATGAAGTCCGGCCTTACCTGATGAAGCCGTTTTCGCGGCACGGATTCACCTGGGCCACCAACGGGCATATTCTGGTTCGTGTGACACTGCGGTCCGACATTTCAGATGTCGACAAAAAGTTCAACATCGCCGGACCGTTGCAAGACTTTGAGAGCGCATCGTTCTTTAAGCCTGAATATTTTCTGCCGCCGCCGGTGCCTGCGCCTGTTGGATGCGCCGCATGCGACGGGCGAGGACATGAACATGATTGCCCGAGTTGTGGATGTATCTGCGGGGCCTGTGACGGCAAGGGCGAAGTTAACCCCGAAAATAACATGTCGGTATCGATCGGCCCGACGCCTTTTAGTCTCAAGTATATCCGCCAGATTCTTTCGCTTCCCGGCATTGAGATCGAGACGCTGGCGGCTGATCAAAGCATGAAACCACTTTTCTTCCGCTTCGATGGCGGTATTGGCGCCCTGATGCCCCTTCGGTCACCGCACACTGATCATGTCGACCTCACGCGGAAATCTGATGAAGCCTCATCGCTGCCGCCTGACTTCTCCACTGCCGAAGCGCCGGCAGTGCCGCGCTGAATCAAATCTGGTTTCTTAGTTTCCACGCGTATCCGCGTTCCAGTTGCATCACCTGGCGTAAAATCCTCTTAAGCCGTTTTGCCCGTCCGGTCATCTTCCGGACGCAAGAACGCTTGTCTCTTGTTTTCGGAGCGCCCGATGCCATCGGCCCATAACCTCATCTCGCTTGCGCTGATCCACATCTCGATCGGCGCCGCAGTCTGGATGCTGCTCTACGGCCTTGGCCTGGTCGACTACCAGCGCAAAAGATGGGCCGCGCGCGGGCAGGAACTGACGCCAGTGGCATTCGGGCTGGCGATTTTGATGGTGATCGTGCTGTGGCCGAAATTTGTGGTGGCGTTCGTTAACGCGCGGATGGTGCGGCGATGAACCCCTTCCTCGCAGCGGGCGGCTTGTTGATGCCGGGCTCCCCGCGCCCGAAGCATCATCCGTTCGCAAATCTGTTCCCGATGCTGGCGGATGAACGTCGGGAGAGTTTCCGCGCCTCTCTTGCCGAAGGCCAAAACCACCCGATCATTCTGCACAAGGGTTTCGTCCTCGACGGCCGCAATCGCGAGCGCGAACTCGCCGAACTCGGAAAGCCGGTTGCCTACGCGATTTTTACAGGGACCGACGAATTCGCGCTCAAATTTGTCATCGCCGAAAATCTTGAGCGGCGCGATCTCACCGACAAGCAACGGGCGTTGATCGCGGCCTCGATCGCAACGCTAAGGCTTGGTGCCAATCAACATTCGCGGCAGGCTGCGCCAATTGGCGGACCCTCGCTTGATTTCGGAGAGCAAGATCAGCACGCGACGGAGGAAAGATCGTCGCCGCTTTCCCTGGGCGAAGCCTCGACGCTGATGAATGTGCCGCGCCGCAGCGTCGAACGTGCCGCGGTCATCGAAGCTGGCGCCACGCCAGAATTGATGGAGGCGGTCAGGACCGGGCCCGTGTCGCTCGATACGGGGGCTGCGTTGGCGCGCCTTCCATCGGAAGAGCAGAAGGCCATTCTCGACGCGCTCCCCCGCGATGAGGCCGGCAAACTCACGGCGGAAGCCAAGAAAGAAATCCGTAAAGCCGCGAAGGAGGTCCGCGTCGAGGACCAGGCCGAGAAAAAGCGCAAGCGCGGCGAGCGGGAGCAAAAGCTCGGCGCCAAAATCCGCGCACTGCCGGATATCAAGGCCGGCCTGATCCTCTCGGACTTCGAATGGCACTTCAAGGTGCGCTCGGAGGAAACCGGGATGGATCGCCACGCCTCCAACCACTACGTCACGGCCAAGGAAGCCTCGACGCCGGAAGCGATCGTCGAACGCCAGCGCGAGCGCATGAGCATCGCCGCGGAAGATTGTATCCATCTGATGTGGTGTCCGGCGTCGTTTTCGGCGATCGCTCACAAGGTGATGGAGCTACAGGGTTTTACCTACGTCTCGCAATTCTGCTGGATCAAGCCTTCGATCGGCACAGGTTTTTGGGTGCGGGACAGGCATGAACTGCTGTTGATCGGCGTCAAGGGCAAGGTGCCGTGCCCCGCGATGGGCGACCAATTCGATTCAGCGATCGAGGCACCCAAGGGTGATCATTCCGAGAAGCCGGATTTCCAGTACGAAATCGCGGAACATTATTTCCCAAGCCTGCCCAAGGTCGAGTTGAACGCGCGGCGGGCGCGGGATGGATGGATATCGTGGGGGAACGAAGCGCCGGAGCAACCGTCGCTCGAAATCGACAGTGAGGAGCAAGCCGCATGAGCCTCTGGGTCCGACTAATCGGCGGTCCGCACGAAGGCCGCGTCCAGAAGGTCGATGACGACCAGGCCGAGGTCGTGCTGACAGATACCGTGCCCGTGCGCGCCGCACACCGAAACTTCGGGCTTGCAGCGGCATCCATCGAGATCAAGCAGACGCGCTACACGCGGCGTGTCGTCAGTACACCGGATGGCAGTATCGTCTATTTCGCCCGCGCGGAATTGAGCGACTTCGAAGCGTTGCGGCATGTGTTGGGACCATAGGGAAAAGGATTTCACGTGAAACAAACGAAGCTGATGTCCTTCCTCGAAACCGCGCTCTCGACCGCGATCGGCTTTGCTGTTGCGCTGGCAACACAAATCTTCGTCTTCCCGCTATTCGGTTTTCATCCGCAGTTTCATGAAAACCTGCTGATCACGCTGATCTTCACGGCTGTCTCGATTGCGCGGCAATTTGTGGTGCGCAGGATGTTCGAAGCGCTGCATATTCGCAGGCCGTTGTCGCCTGCGGTGCAAGCCGTGATCGCCGAGCGCTTCCGGCAAAAGGAAGTCGAGGGCTGGGATGAAGCGCACGATGACGCGCACCTGCCGGGCGAACTGGCGCAGGCTGGCGCAGCCTATGCGCTCGCGATGAACAGCGTCGTTATTTCCAAGTACGGCACGACGACACCTTTTAACGGACGTGACATCTGGCCTTGGACTTCCGATTGGTGGAAGGCAAAGGATACGCGCCGCAATTTGGTCAAGGCGGCTGCGCTGATCCTGGCAGAACTGGAAAAATTCGATCGCGCGCGGAAAACAGGAAGAGGGCGGTAATGGTTTGGACAATGGTATCAATTCCGTTCTGGCTGTTGGGGCTGTTTTGCGGCGTGTGCTCCGTCACCGCCATCACGCATCGCTATCCTTACGAGACGCCAGTGCAGGTCTGCGGTCAGAGCTTGATCTCGCTGCTTCTCTGCGGCGCGTTGTGGGTGATCGCGGCAAAAGTGGCGGGGGTTTGATGAAGCCGCAAAAACAGCTCTTCCGCCATCGCCCCACCGAGGGCATCTTCGGCGACTGCCATCGGACCGCAATCGCCTGCGTGCTCGATATGGACGCCAAGGACGTGCCGCACTTCATGGACGCTTCGGCGTATGAGAAGGGTGGCGGTAGCATCGCGCAGGCAAAACTTGAGGCGTGGCTGAACGCGCGCGGCATCGTCAGCATCGCGATCGCCTATCCCGCGGCGGATGTAGAAGTTGAGCAAATTCTCAACTCGGTGATGTGGTGCAACCCTGCGACGAAGCCCGTGTTCATTCTTTCCGGGCTATCGAAGATCGGTGCCAACCATTGCGTGGTGTGCTGTGACGGCGAGGTGGTCTGCGATCCGACCTTGGACGAACCCGGCATCATCGGCCCCTGCGATGACGGGTTCTACTGGCTGACGTTCTTCGGCTCGCTCGCCGCAACCGACAGCCCGGCAAAGCACAAGCGCGATGCAGCGGGAAAACGCGACCGGCTGGATGTTGCGGCTTCGCTGTTGTCGGGTGATCTGATCGCCGCCGGCATGCCGAAGGGGTCGTTCTACATCACGATCGGGGACGGGGAATTGCACGTCTATGCGAAAGCGGAAGCCTTGGCAGGGGCAGCAAGAGAACGGGTGACGATGCCTTGCGTCTATCCGGTTGAGTGGCATGTGCAGCAGGGCAGGGAAGTGCTGGTTCAAGCTGTCTCTGCCGTTGTGGAGACGGAATGCGATCACCCTGGCGGCGTGGAGGTGGAGGTGGTTGAATGAAGATGCCTCAAATCATCAGCATTACCGGGCCGCTACCTCGCGAGCTCGCCAATGCAGTCTCTTCGGCAATTCACTTCGCGCTTCAGCGCGGCATGGCGATCGATGAAGCTTGCTGCGTCGTCGCCGGCATCGCTGCCGATTACGCCCGTGTCGAATATGGAGATGAGTATCTCGATAACCTCGCGGCCGTGATCAAGGCCCATGCAGGCAGGCCGCTTCCGCGGGGCGCGAAAGGCAAAAAGTGAATGTGGCTCTACATCCCCGACGCTTCAACCTCATCAGCCTCTGCACCGGAGGCGGCGGCCTCGATCTCGGCGTCGAGCTGGCAATGCCAGATGCTCGCTCAGTCGTGTGTGTGGAGAGGGAAGCATTCGCGGCCTCACAACTGGTCTGCGCGATACAAAAAGGTCTCCTGGCTGAAGCCGCTATTTGGAGCGATGTTGGAACCTTCGACGGCCGCCCATGGCGCGGCCTCGTGGATGGCGTCATTGGCGGCATCCCGTGCCAGCCTCATTCCCTCGCCGGAAAACGACGCGGCAGCGATGACGAGCGCGACCTCTGGAGTGATGCGCGGCGCATCATCGTGCAGTCCGGAGCCTGGTTCGTCCTCATCGAAAACGTCCCCGGCATGCTTTCGGCGAAGCCCGGCCTCGATCCGGGAGCGCTCCGGGTCCGCCGTGACCTACAAAGACTGGGTTTCCGGGTTGAGGCGGGACTGTTTACGGCGGCAGAGGTTGGCGCGAGCCACAAGAGAGAACGGTTGTTTATCCTCGCTGTGGCCGACAATGGACGCGGCGGTCAGCAACGATGGCGAGCAGCCGGAAACGTTCTTCGCGCGCCGGCAGGAAATCAAGGCGAAGGGCATCAACGGCAACGGCATGGGGACGCCACTCGCGATAGCGGCGAAGGCTTGGCCGACTCCGTCGGCGAAGCTTGGGGACGATCGGAGGGGTTTTCCGTCGCCGGAATTGGCGGCGGCGCGGATCAAGAGCGGTCGCAGCAATCTCGACGATGCCGTGTCGAACTGGCCAACTCCGACCTCACGCGACTGGAAGGATACCGGCAATCTGGCGAACGTGCCGGAGAACGGCCTTCTGGGCCGGGTTGCGGCGAACTGGTCCACCCCGAGGGCGACGGACGGCGAGAAGGGCGGACCGAACCAGAGCTTTGGAGCGGGCGGGACGCCGCTGCCGGCGCAAGCGATGCAATGGTCAACGCCGACGGTCAACGGCAACACCAACCGCAAGGGATCGTCGCCGACTTCGCAGGACGGTCTGAGGACGCCAGGCGGTCGACCGCTTTTCCCTCCCGGCCCATCCGATCTATCCGGTTGGCGGGGTGCCCTCGAAAGAGCGCCGGAGCTTGAACCCGCTTTTCGTCGAGTGGCTGATGGGCTGGCCTCCCGGCTGGACGTTGCTCGCGTGGACCGACTTCGCATGCTCGGCAACGGCGTTGTCCCGCTGGAAGCAGCGTATGCGATCCGAACTCTCTGGGCTCGGTTCGGGATGCAATCCATGACCGCAACAGCCCGCGCCACCTCTCAGCCCGAAACCTTCTACTTCGACCGCGAGCGTTCGCCCGGCGTCACTATCACGCTGCCGTCGATCGATGTCGACGAAGACCGCAACCAGTACCTGCGCGAGGGCATCGCAAAGATGATCCGCCGCGCCCGCCGCTACATGCGCGCCAAGGATGGCGAAGGAACACGATGGACCGAAGGCTATGCCGGACGGATCATCGAATGGGCATTGCTGTTGAAGGAAGAAGGGCTGGTTCAAGCGGCCACTGCCGATGTGGGAGCGCCTATCGATCACCCGGGCAGGGAAGTTGCCGCAAGTGACGAAGACAGGGTGATCGAAGATTCTACCAGCGATCACGCTGGCAGCTTGAATCAACCTATTACCGACGCCGAAAAAGATACTCTCGGTATAACCGATCCCATCGTCCACTCCCTGATCGAGACCCACCGCACCCGCAAAATCTTCCCCGCCGGGCATACTTTCGCGATGACCAACCCCGTCATCAACGGCCACATGGTCACCTTAGGCACCTGCAGCTGCGGCGAAACCTTCTCCTATGCCTATGGCAGCGCCGGCCACGAACGGATGGATGCCGCGATCGAGGCGCACTGGCAGAAGTTCGATGCGACCGCAGACAAGATCGACGGGCGCGGCGAGCCGATCGGCGGCGAGGCGCCGGCCGTCAAACCGAAACGAAAAAAGAAATCCCAACCCGACGCGATAGGCCAACCCGCGTCGATCGCGTCCGCGCCTGATAGTGCAGGCATCCACGGCGCGGACGCCCCTTCTTCCGATATCGCAGACGCGGCCCCACGCGCCATGCGATCAGAGCCCGCGCCTCACGCGCCCCCATCCGGCGCGGGCTCGACCCTTTTAGAGGATGCGCCAATTGGCGCAGGCTTGGTTGCGGCAGACATGGCGGCCGAACCACAGGACGATTGGTCGGAGCTATTGCGGGCGGCGACGGACCTGGCGTGGCGGGAGCCGCAGCCGATCACGGAAACGCAAAAGATGCTGCTGGACTTCGGCAAGGTCTACGCGCATCCGAGGGAGGTTGAGCGTCCGGTCCTGCGATATCTGGGCGGCAAGTTCAGGCTTGCGCCTTGGATCATTTCCCATTTCCCTCCGCATCGGGTCTATGTTGAGCCATTCGGCGGCGCGGCGTCCGTTCTGCTGCGCAAGCCGCGATCGGCCGGCGAGTGCTATAACGACATCGATGGCAATTTGGTGAATCTCTTCGCCGTATTGCGGGACTTGGAGATGGCGTCCGAGCTGTGCCGGCGCCTGGTGCTGACGCCCTTTGCGCGCGACGAATACGATTCGGCATTCGAGACTACGGAAGACCCGATAGAACGCGCGAGGCGGCTGATCGTCCGCTCCTACATGGGGCACGGCTCTTCATCTGCTATTTCCGAGAGATCGACGGGGTTTCGGGCCTCGCTCGTAAACAGGGGTGGCGCGCTGCCTGCGGGCGAGTGGCCCGGCATGCCCGGGGCCCTGCAGGCGATCACTGATCGCATTCAAGGCGTGCTGTTGGAATGCCGTCCCGCACTGCAAGTGATCGAGCGGTACGACGCTGCCGATACGCTGATTTATCTGGATCCGCCTTACGTGCAGGAAACCCGTTCGGCCAAGCGGCGCGGCGGACGCGCGTTCCACGCCTATGCCTTCGAGCTATCTGACGATGATCATGTCGCACTATTGGACCGCGTGCTGCAGGCGCGCGCGATGATCGTAATCTCGGGATATTCGAGTGCACTTTATGAAGAGAAGCTTTCCGCCTGGCGCCGCGAGGTGGTCGAGACGCACGCCGACGGCGCGCTTGATCGAACCGAAGTGCTTTGGCTCAATCCGCGGTGCGCCGAAGCCCTCGATGAACTCAATCCACCATTGTTCAACATGGCGGAATTGATCGCGGCCAATACCCCCCCCCCCCCTCGACGACAGCAACCTAGCGGAGGCTGACGCATGACAAAATTCTTTTCGCCGTTCGAAACTGGACATAGGCCCATCGCAGGTTGGCGCTGGTACTGGCGCCTCCTGCGCGCATATCCCGAGATGGATCGACGGGTTGAGCATGACTGCTTCGCCGCGATGCCGGGGCTCGTCTGGGCATGACTCAATCTACCCGCCATCGCTGGGGCAAGCCGAACCGCCTAGCCCAAAAAACCGAGCGCGAATGCACGCGTAATTGCGGAACCATCAAGGTCACGATGCATCCGGACGGCCGTGAAGGACGGGAGCACTGGGTCGAATTCTGGAAGGACGGGGAGAAGATCGAGGGGAAGGGGACGCCGGTGTGTGAGCCGGTTGAGGTGGAAGCATGAAGCTAGCCTCCGATCGCCACTTCATCATCGATGACCTCGCCAAGGTGCTGCGCAAGCCATCGGCTTCACCCACGGTAACGCCTTCAGAAGTGATTGCGATCGTGCTGACGACAACACGGTGGAAGCCGAACCGGATTCTGGATCCAGATGATGCCGTGGTGCAGTCAATATTATCGAGTTTGACCGAGGCTGGATGGAAGATCGAGCCGTTGTGATGATGGAGGAAGAGAAGATGATTCAATCGGACAGGGAGCCAACTGTGGCTGGTTTGCGATCACCTGCGAGCGAGGCCGCTGCCGCGCACGATTACGATATGTCGATCCATACTAACCCCGACGCGCGGGCGTGGGCTGCATTCTTTATGAAATGCAATCCGAATTCGAGCGTCCCGGAAGACATCATGGTCACGTGGTTCGCCAACGCTATGATGGCGATGCATGATCATATGCGGCCCGATCTCGCGCCGGTTGTCCTGCCGGACGGATCGGCTTTTTGCCCCGCCTAGAAGCGGGTCGAGCTGCCGCCTGACTTCTCCGCGGCCGAAGCGCCGGCAGTGCCGCGCTGAATCAAATCTGGTTCCTGTTGCGTCCCGCGTCCCAAAAAATTGAAACCCGAAAGGAGACCGCGATGCTTGCGCGCGCAGAACCTGCCGTCAAAGACGAACCCTCAACCCGCTTCGCCAAGGACCAGCTGAAATCGATCATCGAGCGCATCGAGCGGCTCGAAGAGGAAAAACAGCAAATCTCCGATGACATCCGCGAGGTTTACGCGGAGGCCAAGGGTAACGGCTACGACGTCAAGGCACTTCGCACCATCGTGAAGATGCGAAAGCAGGACCCGAACGAGCGGGCGGAATCCGAGACGATCCTGGAGACGTATATGCAGGCATTGGGGATGTTGTGATGGCGAGGCGCCAAGACATACCGGCCGCAATCGTCGATTTCGGTGGGTTGTCGAACAAGATTTCAATCTATGGAGACCATGAGACTTTCGGCTTTCCCACAGTCGAAATGCAGGGCGAGTTCTCGCTGATGAAATACATGCGTCCCGAGGATGCCGACCGTCTGGCCGAAGGTCTTACGCGGGCTGCTCGAATGGCGCGCGGGGAAGTGCCGCCGACCGTGCTGGATGCGTTTCTCGAAAAACGGAAGTGATGGGGGAGAACGATGACAAATCTATCGCGACGTGAAGTCCTGATCGGTGCGGCAGCGGCTGCCGCAGTCGCTTGCATGCCTTCCGCAGCAGTTGCTGCCCCTGAGGCAACCATGGCACCACCGCTTCCGGTTGAGCCCACCAAGGGATGGTGGGGCTATAGCATCCAAGACGGGGAATACTGGAACGGTCCTTTCGATACGCGCGAGGATGCTCTCGCAGAAGCGCAGCGCGACTATCCGGATGAAGCCTGTTCGACCGGCTTCTGCATTCCCCACGAACTGGACGTGCCGGACCTGCGCGAAATGTTTGTGCTTTGGCTACACGATGGTTGTACTAAAGGCGACATCTATGCCGACATCGTTTGGCACTTCGAAGGGGCGAACGAAGATCATAATTACGAAGGCGAGGTAGGTGATGAATTCGCGGCTGCGAATTGGGGTCCGCTACTCGCGGACCTCAAAGACATCTTCGCCGCAGCGCTATTTCGGCATGGCCGCCCCGATCTGATTCCGCCAATTATTGAGGGGGCGCGCCGCAAAGAGCCGCTGGTAGCGGACGATCTTGATCCGCTGTTGGTCGCGTTGGAAAATGATGCACCTTTCGAAGCTGAACTCACGGCCGCCGCCGAAGCGTGGTTAGTCGCCCAAAACCTTAAGGATGCGTCGCGCTGCCTCTACCTCTCTGACACTCATCACCACGCGGCAGCGTTAGAGCCGGAGGCATCATGATCGACCGGCAAAACGGCGGCATCCTCCATGTCGAATGCGACAGCTACGATGAGGTACTGGATACCGACACAAAAGACTTTTCCGAGTGCCGCACCATCATGCAGCGCGAGGGCTGGAAGGTCAGAAAATTCGGCGGCGAGTGGATTCACGGCTGCCCGGCTTGCGGGGTGCCGACGTGAAAGAGCGCGCGCCGCAACAGCCCTGGACCGACGATGACAAAGCCACGCTCGTGCGAATGCACGGTCAAGGCCTCGACATGGTCGATATCGCAGCCTTCCTCGGACGCTCCAAGGGGACCTGCCACACCATGCTATCCCGGATACGGCGAGGGCGGGTTGTCGGCAAAACCACTACCCGAACCCGCCGCGACTGGACTGACGCCGACATTGCGGAAATGAACCGGCTCCGCGAAGTCGAACACGCGACCTGGTCGGAGATCGACACGCGGCTCGGCCGTCCCGCTGGCTCGTCCTGTGGCAGGTATCACGGCGCGCGGCATAGCAATGTGCCGCCCGGCGGCATGGTGCTGCGCCCCGAGGTTATCGCGGCGTTGCTCGATCGCGACGCGCGCAAGAAATTGGAACATCCAACGCTGACCGCAGCGTTCTTCGGCGACCCGCTGCCGGGCCGCTCCGCGCTTGATGAGCGAAGGCTGAAAGAGGCGGGGCAATGATCCTCAAATCCGAAACCGTCGGTTTCACGCGCGGCGGCATGCTCTTCCTGGAACCGCCAACGCGCTGGCGTGTCTGGCAGCGCGACATCTGGACATGTTGCTCCCCCAGCCTCGCATCGTCTCATGCCGCAGTCCCTTCGTCGCCTCGCGAGGGCGAAAATCCTTCCGCTTGTCCCCGTTCTCCGACTTCTGCACAGGACCAAATTTGAGCCACCCCCGTTTTTCCATCATCCCAGCCGGCGCCGTCACCGATCGTTCGCTGGAACCGCGCGACCTTCAGGTGCTCTGCCTGTTGGGCCGTCATACCGACAAGGCCGGATGGTGCACGCGCAGCCAAGTGAAGATGGCAAGCGAGATTTCGTGTTCCCGCGCCTCCTTACAAAATTCGCTGGAACGGCTCTATGAAGCAAAATGGGTCGAAAAAAAGCGGCGAGATATCGAGGTCGAGGAGGCCGGCGGCCGTCCGTCGCGCTCCTATGCATATCGCGTATTGCTCGATCGCGACGATTATGCCTTCGAAAGCATCACCCCGGACGCAGATGAAGAGACCGAGCCGAGCCATGCAGAAACCGTATCCGAAGAGGGGGGGTGCCAACCGGTTGGCACCCCCCAGAATTCAGAGGAGGGGGTGCCAACAGATCAGCACCCGGGTGCCAATGCATGGGATGGCACGGGTGCCAATCCATACGTTGGCACCAAGAACGTCCCCTTAGAACGTCCCCTCATTGAACGTGAGAGAGATGCGCGCGCGAAGGATCGAAAAGTAAAATTCCTGAATTCGTTCGAAGCGAGGTGGCCAACAGCGGCTGCGGATGATCGCCAGCGAACCGCCTATGCCGCCGAAGCGCTGACGGAGCCCGAGGAGGTCGATGCGCTCGCCGGCATCATGCCGTTCCTCGAAAATCTCAAACGCCTCGGGCGGAAAAACGTTCCGGCAGGCTGGAACTACCTCGAGCAAAAACGCTGGACGCTGCTGGAGGCGCAGAAAGCGGCTGGCATCGCGCCGAACGCAGTGTTCGCCCGCGACAGCATCGAGGCCAAGGCGCTGATGGCGCTGCACGAGATCGCCGGCTGTGCCCAAGGGTTCCGCGCGATCTACGCCCGTTCCGATGGCGTATCGTACCGCAAACCGATGACGCCGCAACTGCTGGCGCTGGCGCAGATACCGCCCGCTTCGGAATGGGTGATCGCGACGCGCCAAGGCGCCGGTTCATGGGAAGCGCTGTTGCGCGAAACCGTGTCGATCGCGGTTCGCAAACACTTCAAGGAAGGCGATCGCGTGCCCTGGCCATGGGCACCGTCGGTCACGGGCAAAATCTACACAGCCGAGGCTAGCCCGGCGGGCGAAATGAACGAGGCGGAACTGGCGGATTTCAAGTGAAAACGGAGGGCAAAAGCATGGCTACCAGCGCACCAACCCTGTACAAAATCGGCCAGTTCGTCGGCTACGTGCCGATCGAGGAAACGATCGATCTGACGCCAGCGCCAGATGCCACCTATTTCATCCTGCACACGGAGCCCGGCCGCGAGATGACGGCTCAAGCCAACCTGATCCTTCGCAAGGTTCCGTTCTACCTGCCGACGATCCTTAGAGCAGCCCGCATTTCGGCGCGCCGGCATGCCGAAGGCGAGGATCATCCTGACGTTGCGATGCCGCTGTTTCCCCGGATGATCCTGGTCAGCGAAAAGGTCGTCGAAGCAAAGCATGACTGCATCCGCTCCACCCCGGGCATGCTCTCCAACCCATTCATGAAGTTCGGTGAGGATTTTGCCATCGTGCGGCCGATCGCCATGCAGGTGATCCAGTACATCGAAGCCGGCGAGCGCGAGATGTATTATCGCAAAAAAGGCCGCAAAAACGCTCCGGTTTACATCCCGAAAGTGGGCGAAACCGTCAGGTTTTTGGTGGAAGAGGTGTTGGGTGGACGCCGCGGCGTCGTCGCCGACATAGACGATGATGGACGAATCAGCCTACTGATGGAAATCATGAAGCGCACGGTTCGCGTCAAGACGACGGCGGACCGGATCGAGCCAGTTACAGCGGACCCTGCCGCTGGAATGGCGAGATAGCTGGAAGCTCTAGCTCGCGCAACTCGCTTATAGGCGAGTAGCGGAGCTTTCGGGGTCCGGTAGCGGTAGGGATCGCCAGTGGGGGAGAGCCGGATCAACTTTGCGGGAAGACCGGCTCCCCCGCCAATAGATTTTGAGGAGCGTCATGGCTGAAAAATCTCTTGTTGAGATATTCGCGCTAGCTGCGAGATCCCCGGTTCAGCTTGCTCTCGATACCGAGCCTGACCAAGCCAGTCGCGAAGCGCGCTGGAAAACAATGGGCGAAGCTTGGGATCGTATCGCTCAAGAGTTTGAGCGATGCAGGCACCAAGGCCTGCCGATGCCATCTTGGTCTCTTGGAGAGCCGCTTTAAGGCCGCGAATTTCCGCTTCGCATAAGCCCCGGCGGAAACGCGTGGGGCTTTTTGCATTTATAGACAGCCGTACTGAGCGGCCTCAGTCCCGGGAGATCGTCATGTAACAGCCCCTTCCTGATGTACTTTGGAGAGTATTAGCATTTTGGCCGCTTTCGAAAGCGGCATAGCCCGGCCCTCAGTGCCGGGCTTTTTCATTTGCATAGGGTGTGCGGTAGCTACGGAGCCTCCGCTGCCCTCCTTGGGCGTTTCCTCCCTAGACTTGGGCCGCTTGTACGGAGCCCTCCAAAGCAAGCGGCCCGATTTTCTATTGCGGCGAAACTGAGTCAGCCCGGAATGTTTTGGAATCCACTCACGCCCATGTCCGACGTTGCGCATCCCACAATCCAGCCGCCGAAGAAAATCAGCGTGCAGAAGAAGGCCTACGCCTTCGAGCGCTCGCTCGGCATTCCGCCGGCGGAAGCCTGTCGACGCGCCGGCGGCAAGGTCGAGAACGGCCTGGCCACCAAGTGGGAGAACGATAATGCCGTGCTGGCGCAGATTGCCTATTACCGTTCGCTCGGTCAGGATGAGGCGATGATCGCGGCCAAGCGCGCCCGGCTGGAAGAGCGGCTGGAGCGCGCGGCTTATGGGAACATCTTTGATTTTGCGACGATGGTCGACCGCGTCATCATCATTCAGAAGGGCGAGGATGATACCGAAGAAAAGGTCGTCAAGTCGCCGCTGATCGACTGGGATAAGGTCGCGGCATCCGAGTACGGCGCGATCATTGCCGGCTTCAAGTTCGACAAGGATACCGGGGTTCTGGTTGACTTCGAGCGCGACAACGCGTTGCAGGCCATCGCGCAACTGCGCGACATGCACGGCTTCAAGTCGGTCACCAAGACCGCCCTGACCGATCCGAGCGGCAAGGGACCAGCTTCACTGTATTTGATCTCGGAAAAGCCGATGTCGGAAGCGGATTGGGAAGCTCAGCGCGCCGCTCCTGGCTAGACCATGAACGTTCCTGCGCCGCTGGTCGATGCCCATGTGGCCCACGACCGCGACCGTTCCTGGTCGCCACAGGAAGGCCCGCAAGACGACCTGTGTTGTTGCCCGTTTGCAGAAGTCCTGTTCGGCGGTGCCCGAGGCGGCGGCAAGACCGATGGCGTTCTGGGCAAATGGGCGTTGAAAGAACGCCGCTACGGCGCACACTTCAACGCCATCATGTTTCGCCGAACGTCGGTCTCTGCCGAAGATGCAATCGACCGCTCCAAGGAAATCTACACCCCGCTGGGTGGCCGCTACATCGAAAATCGCGGATGGCTGATGCCAAACGGCGGCAAGGTCCGGTTCAAGTATCTCGAAAGCGTGCAGGATGCCGATGAATACCAGGGCCGCAACGTCACCGATGCGTGGGTTGAGGAAGCCGGCCAGTATCCTGCCCCGGCTCCGATCGAGCGGCTGTTCGGCGTCTTACGTTCCGCGCACAGTGTTCCCGTTCAACTGATCCTGACCGCCAACCCCGGCGGTGCCGGGCAGCACTGGATCCGGCAACGCTACCAACTGCATCCGTTTCCGCTGCATCCGAAGGTGTTGCGCCGCAAGCTGCCGAACGGCGATGAGCATCGGATTGCCGTGATCCCGTCGCGGATATCCAATAACCGCATCCTGCTCAATAGTGATCCCGGCTACATCTCGCGGCTTCATCTGGTTGGCTCTGCTCAGCTCGTCAAAGCCTGGCTGGAAGGCGACTGGACCGCCATCGAAGGCGCATTCTTTGCCGAATGGAGCAACGAACAGCACGTCGTCGCACCGTTCTTGATCCCGGGACATTGGTTGCGGTTTCGGTCCGGTGACTGGGGGTCGTACGCGCCTTTTTCTATCGGATGGTGGGCGGTCGCTGGCGAAGACTTTAGGTTACCGGACGGGCGCGTCATTCCGCGCGGGTCCCTCGTTCGGTACCGCGAGTGGTATGGCGCGGTTGGCGGCAAGCTAACTGCCGAACAGGTTGGTAGGGGTATTGTAAGCCGCGAACGCGACGACCGCAGTAAACTCAGCTACGGCGTGCTCGATCCGTCCGCATTCGCCGAAGACGGCGGCCCGTCGATAGCTGAGCGCATCAATGATGAGTTGCTCGCCGAAACCGCAAAGCTTGCGAGCTTTATACGAGCCGACAACGCGCGCGTTACCCGACAGACGGGAGATCGCGAAAAGGCCGGCGCGATGGGTGGTTGGGATCAGATGCGATCGCGGTTGGTCGGAACGGCCAAGCGTCTCGAAGACGGTTCGATCAACTGGTCGACCGGGCGTCCGGCCTTATATGTGTTTTCAACGTGCAGTGACTTCATCCGGACGGTTCCGGTCCTGCAGCACGACAAGAACCGCGCTGAAGATCTCGATACCGATGCCGAAGATCACGCCGCCGACGATGGCCGCTATGCGTGTCTATCCCGCCCCTGGATCAAGTCGTTGCCGAAAGACGAGGGCCAGAAGCGCGACGCCTTCCGCGAAGCGCGCGATGAACGTTACGATGAATCAACCGCCACGATTTGAGGAGAGTGTGATGACCGATGAAACCCAACCCGCCGCAACCGTATCTGCGGCTTCCGACATCGCCGCATCCGAGAAGGAACTGCACGGCAACATCGCCGATTTGCAAGCGCAGCTGGCCGCAGCAATCGACGCCAAGAGCGTGACCGAGAAGGCGCTGGCTTCCGCGAATGCCCAGATCGATCGCAACACCGAGGCGCTGAAGGCATCCAACGATGACCGGGCCGAGCGCAGCAAGGCGCTGCTGGCAAGCTTCGAACACGCGGTCAGCACCAACTCGCCGATGACGCTCGCGATGGTGTCCGAGCTGAAGGCGCTGCTCGCCAGTTGATGCCGGAAGACGCGGGCGGCGCGCTTCCGGTTGACGATCTCGACGCCGACGATCCGGACGAATGGCGCGACATCTGCGACGACGAAAGCTTCGATCCGCATGGGGAAGATGACGATGGCTGACACCAATACCATCCACTTGCGTCGCCGTCCGTTCTTACAGCGCATTGTCTGCATCTATCTCGGCTATCGCCGCATGCATTTTGGACCGTTCAAGGCTGCGCGGTTGGCGTGGCAGATGGCGAGGCTCTGATGTCTGACACCACAACGGCACCAAACAACAAGCCCGTCGATTTCGGCGACAAGGTCACCCGCGAAGTATCCGGCGCTGCGAAGAAGTCCGTGGTTCGCAAGGGTGCCAAGCGCGCGATCAAGCGCGGCATGATCTCCGAAAAGGCCGCCAAGCGCCACCTGAAGGATTACTGAGGTGGGCTATGCCGAACCTGTTCTCGGAACGCGGATGCATTCGGCGGGACTGGTTCTGCAGGGCGTATTGACGCCAGCGCGTTGGCTGGAATTCCTCGCCGAAGTTGCAAAGGCGATCGGCATGTCGGCGGTGGATGAGGCCAAGGTCTGGACCTATCCGGCGCTCGACGGCAAGGGCGGCAGTGGCCAGACCATCGTACTGCCCGTCACGGAATCCTTTCTGGCACTCGATACCTGGGCGGACCACCACGGCGCATACCTGCTCGTCTGCTCGTGCCGCTCCTATTACACGGCTGACATTGATCTAGTCGCGGAGCGGTTCGGCCTGAAGGTGGTTTTGCATCCGTCGCGGCGGTTTTATCACGAACTCGATTTGAAGTGAGCCGATGAGCCTCAAATCCAAAACCGCGCTGGTCTGGGACAACGGCATCTTTACCGAGATCGCCGTGACGCTCGCCAAGGATTTCGGTCGCATGCTCTACTACGTGCCATGGACCTCGGGTATGCCGAAGTCCAACGCGCTGATGATCGGCGAAGGCATCGATGGCGTCGAGCGCGTCGCATCGCCATGGGCTCATTTCGACGAGATCGACATCTGGATTTTCCCCGACGTTTACGAGGGCGATCTGCAGGAGTGGCTGGCCTCGCAGGGCAAGCGGGTGTGGGGCTGCCGGCTCGGCGCCGAACTCGAGATCGACCGCCCGACCTCGAAGGAAACATCCAAAAAGCTCGGCATCGACGTCGGGCCCTACAAGGTGATCACGGGGCTCGACGCGCTGCGCAAGCATCTCAAGGCCAATGACGACCAGTGGGTGAAAATCTCCGGCACCCGCGGCGACATGGAAACCTTCGGCGCCAAGTCTTACGAGAAGGTCGAGGTTCGTCTGGACGAACTCGAACACAATCTCGGCGCGCTGAAGAAGGTGATGAAGTTCACCGTCGAGCAAGGCATCAACGATGCGGTTGAGACCGGCTATGACGGCTACTGCATCGACGGCAAGTACCCGAAGGGCGCCATGACCGGCGTCGAGGTCAAGGACGAAGCCTATCTGATGAAGACGGTCGCCTGGCGCGATCTGCCCGAACCGGTACGGACCGTCAACGAAAAGCTGGCGCCGGCGCTCAAGCGCTACGGCTATCGCGGCTTCATCTCGACCGAAGTTCGCGTCACCAAGGACGGCAAGTCCTATCTGATCGATCCGTGTTGTCGCGCCGGCTCGCCGCCGAACGAGCTCTACCAGGTCATGATCAGCAACCTCGCCGACGTGATCTGGTACGGCGCCGAAGGCATCGTGATCGAGCCGGACTTCAAGGCTAAATGGGGTGCGGAAGTGCTCTTGATCTCCGACTGGGCAGACGAGAACTGGATGCAAGTTTCGTTTCCGGAAAGTGTGCGAGAGAACGTCAAGCTCCGCAACTTCTGCTGCATCGAGGGCGAGTACTACGTGATCCCGCAATGGACGGGATGCGCCGAGATTGGCGCCGTGGTCGGGATCGGCGATACGCCCGATGAAGCGATCGCAGAAGTCAAGCGGATCGCCGATCTGGTCGAGGGACATCTGCTGGACAAGCCGATCGACGCGCTCGATATCGCGCGCGAGCAGCTCGAGCAGGTGCTCGGGCCCGACAAGCCGGAAACGAAAGACCAGCGCAAGGCGCGCGAGCTGCACAAGGCCGGCAAGATTTCGGACCGGCAGCTCGACAAGATGATGGCGCGAGGCTGATGGCGATGCGCCGCGGCGGTCGATCCTACTGGCGCATGGTCCGCTTACGCGAACGCAACATGGCTGCTCGGCCAATAACGCCAAGCGAATACCGCGGCGAGAACGACTACGACCGCGCCGACATTATGGCCAAGATCGACTCATTGTCGATGGGTTGGCGGATGTTGATCAACCAGCATGGTTTTACGCCCGTGATGCAGGCGCGCAACTATTCGACCGATATCGCAATCGTCGAGAAGATGATGAATCAGCGTCACGAAATCCGGCAGGAACAACTCGCAAAAGGCAGGGCCTGATTATGGCGAACTCGAAATCCGTTGGCGTGCCGATCGCTGGTGCAAGCAGGTGACCCGCGACGAATTCGAAGCTCTCATGGATGCAGATGCGTGGTCGCCGCAGCAGCGTGCGCGCTGGTGCGATTACACGCCGGTCGTCGATGGTGCGACGTTGCGGCGCGAAATGTCTCGCCCTGACGGGATGATCGAAGTCAAGTTCGTCAATCCGCCGCAGTCCGTCTTGTCTTGGTTTGGGCTTCGCATCCTCTTGCGCAGTAGGCTCGCAGCGTAATGCCACTGACGGAATATTCCCCTCTCGACGCCATGGACCGCGCGGATAACGCGCGCCTGGCGCCGCTCGTCGGGGACCGGCAGGACAACAATCCGGTCGAAGACAAGCGCGAGCGGGTGGTTGACGACGATGACGAGATGTTCCTGCCGGTACGTACCTTACGCGTACAAGTGCAGGACTATCTCGACAGCAAGGTCGATGAGATCGAGGAACAGAAGGATTCCCGCCGCTATTATCACGGCGCGCAGCTCACGGCAGACCAATACCGGATCCTCAAAGCCCGCCATCAACCCGTGCAGATCTGGCCGCGGGTCGGGCGCAAGATCAACGGCATCGTCGGCGTCGTCGAACGTGCGCGTTGTGACCCCAAGGCAGAAGGGCGTGATCCGAAGTCGGAGGCGGGTGCGGAGATCGCGACCCAATCGATCCGGTCTGTGCTCGATGGCAACCAGTTCAAGAACGCGCTCGGACCGGTGGTATTGTTGCAGGCCGGCATTGAAGGCATCGCCGGCATCCAGTTGGTGCTGCAAAAGGGCGACAAGGGCGATCCGGACGTTGGTCTGCATTGGGTGATCGGCGACGAATATTTCTATGATCCCCGGTCCTACCAGTTCAATTTCCGCGACAGTCGCTACGAAGGCCTGATGAAGTGGATGGATCTCGACGCGGCGATCGAGATGTTTCCGGGCAAAGAAGACCTGCTCGAGGGCCTGTTCCAGGGTGACAGCGACCTCACCACCAATTCCGACCGGGAGATGAAGTGGATCATCTCGACCGAGCGCCGGCTGCGCATGGTCGAACACTGGTACAAGCACAAGGGACGATGGTGCTGGGCGTTCTACGTCGCCAACGTGTTGCTCGATCAGGGCGTCTCGCCCTTCAAGGACGAGCGCGGCAATTCGGAATCCTCTTTCGAGATGTTTTCGGCTGCGATCGATCAGGACGGCGACCGCTATTCGTTCGTGCGTGGCTTCAAGGGTCCGCAGGACGCGCTCAATCAAGGCAAGTCGAAGACGTTGGCGCTGGCGAACTCGCGCCGCGTCATCATGGAAAAGGGTGCGGTCGATGACGTCGAGATCGCGCGGCGCGAAGTGGCGCGCCACGACGGGCTCGTCGAGATCAATCCGCAGAAGCAGTTCAAAGTCGATGATACCCATCCGGATATCGCGACGTTCACGAGCTTTACCGATGACGCCAAGGCCGAGCTCGATGGCTTTGCCAACTCCAACATCGCGGCCATCACGGGCCCGGGCGGCGTCGGCAACATCTCGGGCAGGGCGCTGGAATTGTTGCGCGAGCCTGGCATGGCCGAACTCGGGCCGTTCGTGCTGGCGCATCGGGCGTTCAAGCTTGGGCTCTATCGAAAAATCTGGAACGCGGTCTCCCGGCATTGGACCGCAGAGCGCTGGATTCGCGTCAACTCCAACGAGAAGATCGCGCAGTTCATCCAGTTGAACGGGCTCGACGTTGACGAATGGGGCCGTCCCACGATCGTCAACGCGGTCGGCTCGCTCGACGTGAACATCGTGCTCGACGAAGGCCCGGACGTGATCTCGATGATGGATGAGACCTACGACATGCTCAAGGGCTACCCGCCCGGCACCTTCCCGCCGCAGGTCCTGATCGAGATGAATCCGCATCTGCCGCGCTCGGAGAAGGACCGCATTCTGAAAATGATGCAGCCACAGCAGAAGCCGCCGGACCCGATCGCCGAAGCCGTCAAGCGGCTGCATCTGGAAGGCCTCGCCGGCAAGAACGCGAAACAAGCTGCCGAGACGCAAAAGACGCTGGCCGGCGCCGACCAGGCCGCGGCTACCGCCGAAGAGAAGCGCGCCGGCATCGGGCATCAGACGGACATGCGTGAACTATCGGCGCATGAATTCGTGCGGGATTCACTGTTTGAAGCCCATAAGATCATGGCGCCGTTCCTCAACCCGCCGCCGCAAGCCGGGCAGGGTGCGCCAATTGGCGCAGGCGCGGCCTGATGTCGATCAAAGGAAAACCGGCCGCGCCGGGCGCAATGCCGATGCTGAAGAACTCGGCCTCCGCACCGCTGGTCTATTTCGACAACGCGCCGGTATTTGGCACCTACGCCGGCAATATCGAACTTGAACTTGCAGCAAGGCACCTGATGCCAAAGCCCGACGGCAGCGTGGTCGCCGAAATGTCGTGTGCGGCACACATACGTTGTTCGCCGCAAGCCGCGATCATGCTGATCGACGCGCTGCAAAAGGCGCTGGATATGCTGAGTAAGCAGCAAGAGGAACGAAGCGCTCTTCTCGCCAACTGAATTCGTCCGCGCCACGAAACGGCGCATGGCATTTACGGGTTGCCACCTCTGAGCCCTGCGGCAGGCGTCCTCCATACGGCGCAACGCTTTTAATTCAGTCCCGGCGTGTTTCGCATCGGTCTTTTTTCGATGTTGAGCGAACTGGACTGCCGTCATCGCGACGAAACGCGAAGTGAAGGACTGCCATCATGATCAGGGAAGTAGACGCCATCTCCGATGCGATCATCGCAACCGAGCGTGAAATCGCAGGAGACGCGTGGGGTCAGGAAGATACTGATTTGGGCGATGCTACCGGAGACCGCGCGCTCGAGGATATCGGCGGGGGGCTCGAAGGCCAGCACGAGCAAGAGGATGCCGACGACGCTGAAGGTGAGGAAGCCGAAGGCGAAGACGGTGAGGGTGAAGGCGAAGAAGCTGAAGGTCAAACGGAAGCGGAGATTGCTGCCGCAGCTGCTGCCAAGGCGGCGGGCGAGGTAGCTCCGAAGCCGGCCGCAAGGACTGAACCGGAAGGCCGCGTGCCTCCTGGCCGGTACCGTGAGGTGGCCGAGCGCGCGCGATCAGCGGAAGCCGAACGTGATGCGCTGAAAGCGGAGATCGAGAAATCCAAAGGCGACAGCACGTCGCTGAAGGGTCAACTCGATCTGGTCATGCGCGAGATCAACGATCTCAAGCGTGGTGCCGTCCGCACGGAAGCGCCGAAGCCGGTTGAGCCCAAAGCCATTCCTGACATCTTCGAGGACCCGAAAGGGTTCGTCGATCACCTCACGCAAGGGTTCCAGAGCGAGTTTGCGAAACGCGACACGGTCCTTGAAAACAACCGGGTCGAAACCTCAATGGCGATCGCGCACGCGTTCCACAAGGATGGGTTCGAAAAAGCCTTCGAGGCGATCAACAAGCTCAACCCGAACAACCCTGACGACCGGGTAACCGTCCAGCGCATCTACAAATCGCCCAATCCGGGCGAAGCCTTGGTGAGCTGGCACAAGCGTTCGCAAACCCTGGCGGAAGTCGGCGATGACCCGGCGGCCTACCGGGAGCGCGTCGCCAAGGAAACCCGCGAAGCCCTGATGAAGGACCCCGAGTTTAAAAAGCAGTTGATCGCCGAACTTCGAGGCGAGGCTGCGACCGGGGACAATGGTAATCCGCGTACCTCAACCCGCTTGCCTCAGTCTCTGCACCGCGCGAGCGGCTCCAATCTCGGGGCCGATCGAACCGATACGCGCGCGTCAGATAGTTCCGAGCAAGCGCTCGCCGACGCCGCCTGGCGCTGATCCACTTCTCGATTTTGAGAGTGTCCGGCCGCCGCGCTTCATGCGCGGGCTGAAGCAGACTGCTTTGACGATTGAGAGTGCCGATCAGCGCGGGCCTTTGACAAAAGGACACCGCCAACATGGCGCTCACGACCACTGCCGCAAACAACAAACTCGTTGTCTACCGCAAGGAAGTCTACCGCGAATACGTTCGCGAAAATCTGTTCTCGCCCTATATGGGAACGTCGCTGAACTCGATCATTCGGGTCATCACCGATCTCGACAAGGGCGGGAAGAACGGCGGCGAGCAGATCAATATCCCGCTGCGCGCCCGTCTCAACTCGCAAGGCGTCGGCTCCGGCCAGTTGCGGGGCAACGAAGAATCCCTCGACAACCAGGGCACCCGCTTCTGGATCGATTGGGCCCGCAACGCGGTCACGATCAACAATGCCGAGGAACAGAAGTCCTCCGTAGATCTGTGGGGCGAGGTCAAGCCCGCACTGGTCGATTGGGGTCAGGAAAAGCAGCGCGACGAAATCGTCGACGGCTTCTACGCGGTCCCCTCGCAGGCGGCTCCCGCCGGTCTTGGGTCTGCCAACGGCCAGCGCGTCAACGGCGTGCTATTCGATGCCGCGACCGCTGCCCAGCGCAATACCTGGATTACCGACAACGCCGATCGCCTTCTGATCGGCAGCGGCAATACGGCGAATCTGGTCGCCGGCAACTTCGCGGCTTCCATGGCCAACATTACCGGTGCCATGACGCTCTCGGGTGCGCTGGTCAACCGCATGAAGCGGTCGGCAAAGAAAGCCAACCCCCGGATACGCCCCTTCAAGCTGAAGGAAAACGGAACCGAGTGGTTTGTTCTCTTCGTGGGTCAAGAGCAGTTCCGCGACGCGCAGAACGACGCGGACATCAAGGCCGCCAACCAGAACAGCCGCGCGCGCGAACAGCAGGGTTATCTGAAGAACCCGATCTTCGTCGACGGCGACTTGCTCTACAACGGCGTGATCATCCGGGAAATTCCCGAACTCTCGTTGCGGCTGCCCGTGTTCTACCAGGGTGCTGGTGCTGCCGGCATTCAGGTCGCACCCGCGCATCTCTGCGGTCAGGGTGCGGTCGCCTGGTGTTGGGGCAAGATGCCGACGCCGACCTTCCTGAAGGAGGATGATTATCAGTTCCTCCGCGGCGCCGGCATCAAGATGGCGTATGGCGTTGGCAAGATCGCCAAGCTCAACGCCGCCGGCAACTTCAAGGATTGGGGCGTCTATACCGGCTTCTTTGCCGCGGTCGCCGACAATTAAGGCCTGATGAATACCGGCGCGGCACCAACGCCGCGCCGCCTCATCTCTCAACCATCATTCATCGGGCCGAGGAGGCCTCTCATCATGAAGACTAAACTCTTGCGCATGCTGGCGGGTATCAACGCTAATGTGCTTGTCGCGCTCGGCATCGCTTCGCTGGTCGCGGGCCCTGCACTTGCCACCACGCTGACGATCACGCCGCTGCAGAACCTGCCGCCGCGGGTGATGACGACGCAGCAGACACACTATGTCCGCTTTGCGATCGACTTTGGTGACTGTCCGCTTCGCGCGGCGGATACCGCGTGTTCGTACCGTGTCGCCTCGCTGCCCTACAACGCGTTCCTGGTGTCGATCTCAAAGCAGATCATCACCACCTTCAACCCGACCACGTCGGCGACGATCGCATTCGGAACCTCCGGCCAGTCGGCTGGCCTGATGGCGGCATTCAACGTGTTCACGGGACAGGCGACGACCGCCGTCTATGACACGTCCTTCACCGGGGCCGGCGAACTCGTCACGGGTGCGAACGCAACTCCAACCGGCCAGAATGGCGGCTTCGACATCTACGCCACCTATACTGTCGGCGCCGCCGGCAGCCAGGGCACGCAGGGCAGGGCGATCTTTATCATCCAGTACATCGCGCCCAACGATGGCGACTGCATCTCCGTGCCGCTGGGTGCTACCGCCCCATCCTGCTGACGCTCTCGATCCCGCCTCGTCCCATACGAAGCGGGATCGATCCTTAAGCCGCCTTTAATTTTTAAAGCAAGGAACCAATCATGGCACGCATGCCGAAACCGATGACCGAGGGCGATGAGCCCGAAATGAAGTCGTTGACTGAATCCGTGACCTATATTCCGGGATTGGGAGATCCAAACAGCGTGACATGGTGTGGTCACACGTTCCGCGCCAACATCGCCAAGGAAATCACGGGGCATCCCGGCGGCTCGGAACGAGAACGGCTCAACCATCAGCTGATTGAGCGCGCGCGCGACAACAAACATTTCAGTGTCGGCCAAGGACGCGCGCCAAGGCGCGATTCTCACGGGCGGCCCCAGACGGCGGAAGAATACCGCGCCTACATGGTGGGTTGGTTGCAGGACCCTGCAATCCAGCACGCTGATCAGTTGATCGAGCGGTTCGCGCAGGATCGCGATTTGCAGACTTCCTGCGAAGTCGGATCGGATGATTTTTCCTATCTCTCGACGCTGTTCATGCCAAAGCTGCATGAATTCGCCAAGGGTGACGAGTTGACCGAAGGGCAGGTTGCTAGCTTGTGGATCAACCACGGCATCAACCAGTTGCCCTGGTAACGATCGATGGCGGTCACTTCTCCATACCGATCATCTTCCGACCTGATTACCGAGGCGCTCGCCAATCTTGGCGTGCTCGCCGCGGGTCAGGCGATCGACCCGGAAGATTTCAACTGGGTGAATGAGAAGCTGGACTCCATCTACCGCAAGCTTGCGGGGCTCGAAATCTGCTACGTTCCTGACCCGAACAACATCCCGGGCGCGTGGTTTTCGGATCTTGCTGACATCGTTGCCGGCGAATGCGCCAGCAAGTTTGGCCTGGTCGGTCAGGAATTCATGGACAAGGTCAACAAGGGTCTTGGTGGTGTCGGCAGCGTCGATATCGGCGCCGGCACGGCGGCCAAGTCGCTCAAGATCATGTCGCGCGGCAAACCCACATATGAGCCGCTGCGGTTCTGCAACTTCTGATGGCCAGACCCTCGCCCATTCCGTTTCCGCTGTCGTCGTTTCCGGGCGCCAACCCGCAAGAGGGCGCCGGACGGCTGATCAATTGCTACGCGGAGCCCTTGGGTGAAGCGTCCAAGCCGTCGGCGCCGGCGCCGGTTGTGTGGCGTGGATCGGCCGGGCTTTCGCAGCATGCGATCACGCCTCAAACCGGCTACCGCGGCGGCTTGTTGGTCAAGAATCTGTCGTATGAGGTGTTTCTCAATACCGCCGTGACGGTTGATGTGGCGGGGGTGACGAACATCCTTGGCGCGTTTCCCGGCGCGAAGAAAGTCTCGATCGCGCGCAACCAGGCCGCCGCTCCCGATGTGGTCGCCGTCGATGTCGACAACGGGGCGTATCAACTATCAACCGGTGGAGCGCCGGCATTCTACAACGCCGCCGGCATACTGCCGCAGCCCAACGGGGTGGCGTTCCAGGACGGCTATCTGTTCTTTACGATCGCCGACTGCCGAGTGTTTGCAACCGCGCTGAATTCGCTCGCGATGAACGCGCTGACCACGATCACGATTCAAGCCAAGTCCGACGTGACATTGCTGCGGCCGATTCCCTTCTCTGGCGTGATGCTGTTCTTTACCACGGGCCATTTCGAGGCATGGCAGGACGCCGCCAACGTGGCACCGAACTTCCCGTATGGCCGGCTGACCATCGGCGAGAAGGGCCTGATCCAGTCGGCCGCGATCGCAGGCTTTGAGACCGGTTTTTCCGAGCTGTTGTGGGTGGCACAGGATTTCCGGGTCTATTGGATGCGGCCTGGCTCGCTCGATCCGGGCGATGCCGTCTCGCCGCCTGATCTCGACCGGCTGATCGAAGTGCAGGTGCGCGCCGGCAACCTGATCGAGGCGGGTTGTTACTCGGTTGGCGGCAAGAAGTTCTGGCATATCTCCTCGCCGGCATGGTCGTGGGAGATCAATCTCTCGACCCGGAAGTGGACCGAGCGCTGGTCGTGGAAGGCTGGACAATACGGCCGCTGGCGCGCCACTTGTGGTCATCCGGCGTTCAATAAATGGCTGGTCGGCGATCAGCAGTCCGGCAACATCCTGTTCGTCGATGACGTGAATTTCTCGGAAAACGGATCGCCGATGCTGTTCCGGATTGAATCCGGCCCCATTCGGGATTTCCCGCAACAGCAACGCATCGCGCGCGCCGACTTCGATTTCGTGATGGGCGTCGGCGCGGTGACGGGCAACTATCAGATGACGGTGCTCGGCACAGCTTCAGGGACCGGCGGCAATGTTCGCCTCACCGTCAACCAGACGTCGCAGGCCAAAAGCGGTGACGAAGTCCAGATCGCCAATGTCGGCGGTACTGTCGAAGCAAACGGTGTGTTTCCGATGACCGTGGTCGATGCCACGCACATTGAAATTCCCGTGAAATTCGTCAACGCCTATACCGCAGGCGGTACCGCGATCGATATCACGGCTCCCGTGGGTGCGGTCGATCCGCATGCGGCGATCTCGTGCTCGAAGGATGGCGGACTATCGTTCGATAACCCGTCGCTGCGCTCGATCGGACAACAGAGCAAGACCAAGCGATCTCGGGCTTCGGTAAAGAACCGGGGTCAAGGCGGCCCGATGGGCGTGCGCTGGCGGATCGATATCACCGATCCCGTCTATCGCGGCTTGATGGGGGCTTCGATGTCATCCGACCCGCGTGAAGTCTCGCCATGACGTTGCCGGTCAAGAATAGATTCGATCCTCAATACGCGCTCAATTCGGCGGGGGCCGCGTCGCAGACGTTTCGGGATTACCTGTCGAAACTTGACGCGTTGGTTGCGGCACTCGCCGCCGGCAACGTTTCGGCTAATCTCGTCAATGCCGTCGATGATGCCGCTGCTGCTCTCGCCGGCGTCAATGTCGGGCAGCAATACCGCAATGGTTCAATCCTGATGGTGAGGGTCGTTTGATGGGCATCTTCGATATTTTCACGACGGATGATCAAGAGAAGGCCGCGCAGGATCAGATCGCCGGCCTTAAGACCGGACAGTCGCAAGCGACCGGCAACATCAATTCGGCGATCGGCTCGCTCAACACCAACTATACTTCGGCGCTGCAGCCCTACCTGCAAAACCAGCAGATGGCGAATGCCGGCACCACACAACTTGGCAACGTGCTGGGCCTCAATGGTCAGGGCGGCAGCGATGCTGCGCTGACGGCGCTGCGCAACACGCCCGGCTATAAATTCCAGCAGGGTACGCTGGATGACAGCGTCAATGCCGCGGCTGCCGCCAACGGTACGCTTAATTCCGGCAACCAGTTGCTTGCCTTGAACAAGGTCAACCAGAGCCTCGCGGACTCCACCTACAACAACTATGTCGGCCAGCTGCAGCCTTATTTGGGGGCATCGAACGCGGCGGCGGCGGGTGGCGCGGGCGTTCAAACCGGGCTTGGAAACGCCGTGGCGGGCCAGCAGGATCAACTGGCCAATCTCAATTACTCGACCGCGACCGGCATCGGAAACGCCAATGCGAACGCTGATCTGGCGGGGCTCACGGCGAGCGGAAATATTATTAAGGCTGGCACCGGCGCTGCAAGCATGCTTGCGTCGATGTTCTCCGACGAACGGCTGAAGGAAGACATCGAAGAGGTCGGCTCGCTTCGCGACGGCCAGCCGGTCTACAAGTACCGCTATATCGGCAGTCCCGTGTTCCAGATCGGGCTGATGGCACAGGACGTGGAGAAGACGAATCCCGATGCCGTGACCGAGATCTCAGGCTTCAAGGCGGTCAATTACAACAAGGCGACTGAGTATGCCGCCGATCTGTCGCGCTTTCTTGAGGCCGCTTGATGGCCTTCGATAACGGCGTCGCGGTCCCGGGTGGTGCGAGTTACACGGCGCCGCTACTCGACTTCACCGATATCGGAAAACTGCCGAGCGTCTACCGGCAGGCTGGATTTGACGCGCAACAGAAAGAGCAGAACAACCAGCAACAGCAGCTCAACGCACAGCGCATCGCCGATAATCAGCGGCAGGCCGAGATCGCCCAGACCTTCAAGGGCGGACTTCCGGTCGATCCCGCAACCGGCGCGATCGATTACAAAAAAGCAGTCGCGATGCTGGCGCAAAGGGGTGATACCGCCGCGCTGTGGAACGGCGCGGACGCCATGCTGTCGCAGAGCGCCACCAACATGTCGCCGATGCTCACGGGCGGCTCGCAGCCGTCGCAGGGACGGCCGCAGGGCGCTCCGCAAGGCCAGCCAACCTCGCTCCCAGCAAAGCCCCTGCCACCGCCGGCCGCAGGATCCCCGCAGGGCGATCCGGGCACGGGGACAATCGCCTCGATCGTGACAGATAGGTTGCCGGGGCAAGATGCCGTCACGGGCCAGACGATTGCCAAGATCGCGCAGACGATGGGTATTGATCCAAACGCCACGCTGACGCCGGGGCAGTTGCGCCGCGCGCAAGGCCTGATCCAGCGCTATGTGCCCACGACCGAGACTCCGGCGGGTAAGCCACAGGCTGCCGCGGATGCAGGGCCTGGCGGGCAGGACACGTCGTTCAAGGATCGGTTTGGTGGGACTGATGGCGGCACACTCCCGCCGTCGGCGAATGCCGTCCAGCCGGCGCCACCGGCTGCCGCACCCCCTTCAGCCGATGGTGGGCGGTCGCCGGCCGGACAGCCGCAGGCGGGTGCGCCGGCGCAGGCTCCGCAGCCTGCGCCAATTGGCGCACCCGCGGCTCAACCTCAAGCCCAGCCGCAACAGCAGCCGCTGCGGCCGCAGGTCCCATTGCCGAAAGGCTTTTCCGATCCGCAAGCGGCAATCCTGGCGCTGCGCACGGAAGCCGCAAGATTGTCGGCAAACCCACGGGCGCGCGGACAGGTCGATGAATTGAAGAATTGGGCAGAACGCATCGAGCAATCGATCCAGCCGGTCGAAATGAGCGCCGGCAAAACGATGCTGGATCCGAGAACCGGCCAGCCGCTATATCAGGGTAACCAGCCGACACTTTCTCCGGATGCGGTCAATGCCGCCGCGGAGCGCTACCTCGAAACCGGGCAGTTGCCGCCGAACCTCGGGCGCGGCGTGCAAGGCTCGGCCACGATGAGTGCCATTCAAAACCACGCGACGGAACTGGCGCAGCAGCGCGGCATCGACATGGCGACGCTGCCGTCGAAGTGGCAGGACTTCAAAGCCCAGCAGGTTGCGAAGCAGCGCTTCACGTCCGGCCCGCAGGGGAACACCATTCGGTCATTCAATGTGTTGGTGGACCATCTCGATACGTTAAGTAATGCGGCTGCGGCATTGAAGAACGGCGATATTCGTCGCTTCAATAGCTGGAAGCAGACATGGGCAGCCGAACAGGGCGAGACAGCCCCGACGAATTTCGATGGAGTGAAGGCTCTGGTTGGCGATGAAATTGTGAAAGCCGTGGTCGGCAGTGCCGGCGCACTGGCCGATCGCGAGGAAGTCAAGAAGGATCTCGATCGCGCGTCCTCGCCAAAGCAACTCGCCGAACTGGTCGAAAATTATAAGAAGCTTGCGCTCGGTCAGCTTCGCGGGCTGCGCAAGCAGTATGAGGTTGCGACCAAATCGAAGGATTTCGGCAACATGCTGCTACCTGGCACGCTTGCCGCGCTTGGTGGCAATAAGAGTGAGGAATCAGCGTCTGGCGTCTCGGTCAGCGGCACGACGCCCGGTGGCGTGAAGTGGAAAGTCGAATAAGATGCCAACGCTTAACATCGAAGGCAAAAAGATCAATGTCGACGACAGCTTTTTGCAAATGTCGAGTGAGCAGCAACATGCTGCGGTCGATGAGATTGTGAAGTCTCAAAAGGGTTCGTCTGCCACCGGTAAAAGCATCACCGAGCGTATGCAATATGCGTGGGATAATGCAACAAAGGGCGGCCCGTTGTGGCTCGCCAAAGAGTTCGTCCAGGGAGCTAGGGGGGCTGTTGAAGGGTCAATAGCTGCGACGTCCACTCCTCAAACCGAGGAAGAACAATTTCAACAGAATGAAGGTCGTAAACAGGGCCCGGGAGAAGCATTTCGAGCTGCATCCGTTATTGGGCCGGCCGCTCCAAAAGGCACAGGGGGGATATTCGCGGCGCCGATGGCGGCCCCGTCCGCAGCAGCGCGTATGCCCGTTGCCGCGGCCACGGGCTCACCAGCTAAGGTTGAGGGCCTGCCTGTACTTCAAGCCGCAGAGCGCTTGTCGGATGTCACTGGATCAGACGTTGCCGTACCTCGAGCTATTGCGAGCGATAGCACTGCGGTGCAGCGCGCCGGGCAGGGTGTGCGCAACGTTCCGCTGGTGGGAGATGCAATCCCGAAGGCAACACAAAACCTAACGGACAGTCTTTCCGGCGCCACCCGAAGCATTGCCGATCAATATGGTTCTGGCTCCGGTCCGAACATAGCAAACCGGATTGGCCGATCGGTCGTGGATGCGGCGGAATCAGAAACCGCAGCCGCAAGCGGTGTAGCGCGGCAATCCGATGAGGTTGTGCGCGCGGCATGGCAGCGCGATGTTGATGCAGCGCACCGAAATGTAGCCGGTCGTGAGACTCAATCGCTCGAAGATGTTCGCGCCGCGGTCGGCGATATGTCGCCGCAGGATATGGGGGTGAGGCTGATCGATAGATTGCGCACCTCGGAGCGTGAAGCCAGAATAAATAAGGACACTCTATATGACCAAGCCGGTCGTGCGGATGCATCGATCCGGGTCGAAGAAGTACACAACGCCAGACCGTATATTGTCGAGGGACTGGAAAACGCGGGCGTCGTCATTGATGCACAACTTACCCCTGCCGCCAATCGAATGCTCGACGAGGTTGAGCGAATTGCGCAGTTGAACATTCCAAACCGGGCACAGTTGGCAAGGCCGGCCGCGGCTGGTGACGAGCGCGTTGGCGTCACAGTGCAGGGGATCGAGCAGGCACGAAAGCGGCTTGTCAGCATTCGTCAGGCGGCCAACAACGATTCTGATCGCCGCGCATCCCGTCTTGTGATGGATCGTTTCGACGATTGGCAATCGCATGCCTTCGAGAACGCGCTGCTTTCGGGGGATGACCGTGCTCTCGCTGTATTTCGGCAAGCTCGAGCCGCAAACACGGAATGGCGCAATCGCTTCTTCAACGACGAAGACGATGCCGGTCGGTTGGTAAACCGGATCGTTACCGGCGAGGTGACGCCACAGGAGGTTGCCAACTACATGGTGGGTGCCGGCCAGGTCGGTGCCAAGGGTGTTTCCTCACGCCTTCTGACGGCGATCGAGAGGGCTACTGGCAATGACCCGGAAGCCATGCAGGCCATTGACGGCGCAATCTGGAACAGGTTGTCCCAGACCACGGAAGGCACTCCAGCGAAACCGGCGACGACTACGGCAAAAGACATCATGGAATTTCTGTACGGCTCGGGGCGCGACGTTGCCGAGCGTCGTTTCTCGCCAGAGCAGCGCCGGCTGATGCGAGCCTATGCCGACACCTTGCGTAATGGCCAAGATGCGCGGCAATTGATTGGGGAATTGGCCGAGACGACGCGACCTGACGCTATGCCAGTACCGCATGGACCGATGAAACAGCTTGCGGATTCTGTGATCGGGCGCGGTCAAAAGAGCGACGAGGCGCTGTTTTCGGCAATCGATTCCTATGCGAAGTCAGGAAGTCGGGGGGATGTTGCAACACTCGCCAAACTTGTGCGGGCTATCCCCCAGGAAGATAGAACCGACCTAGCTGGCGCGATCATCCGCAACCTTGGTGTCTCTCCGCGCACGGGGCAGTTTTCTCCCGACGTTTTTGTGTCGCAATGGAGTTCTTACAGCCCGCAGGCCAAAGCGGTTCTGTTTGGGAACGCCGGGAAACAACGTCAAGCGCTCGACGACATTGCGATGATTTCGCAGCGGCTTAAGGAAGTAGGTTCGAAATTCGGGAATCCGTCTGGTTCGGGCCAGACGGTCAATGCTGCAGGGCTCGCCGCTACGGCTGTGACCGCAGGCACGGCAATTGCGCATGGTGACATTGTCACGCCGATTGCGATCCTAGGCGGCGTGTTGGGCGGTACCGTCCTCGCCAAAGTGCTGGCGGCGCCCGCGACTGCATCGAGCGCGGCCAAATGGGCGGCGGCTTACGAGAGCCTGATCACGAAGCCTTCAGCCGGAACCGTTGGGCTATTCAGGATCGCGTCACGCAACCTTGCGGGAACGGCAAAGGCGATCGGCGTCAAGGCCTCACCCAACGACTTCATGAGGGGACTTCAGTTGCCCGACCATGTGATGCGGTCGCTGCAGGGCCCGATGCCAAGCAGCGCCCAGGACGAAAAGAGCTAACCCATAGGGGTAGCTGACACAGAGCCAAGCTGCGGCCATAGCGGCGGTCAAAGCGTATTGCATCCGACAAAACTACCCGCGGCACGGACTCCACGCAACCACGGCCCTCAATTCTCACGGGAAATCTTAACATGACGCTTCTCAAGCGGCTGAAATTGCTAGCAATTGTCGCTTTATGCCTGGCGTCGGCGCCCGTCCATGCCGCCGGCACCACCCCGCTCGCCCTGGTCCCACAGGTTGATTCGTCCGGCAATGTCGCCTCGGGCTGCCTGCTCAGCTTCTTCGTTGCGGGTACGGTCGGCACGCCGCAGAATGCCTTTGCTGACTTTGGGCTGACCCAGCCGCTCTCCAACCCCTTAAGCTGCGACCAGGCAGGCCGGGTGCCCATGCACTGGCTGGCGGACGGGCTGATCCATATCCGTTTGACGGATTCAGGCGGCTCGCCGCTGGTCGATACCACGATGCAGGTGCTGGGCCCGTCGAGTGGTGGTGGTGGTGGTGGTGGCACGGTTGATCCGACAACGGTGCTTGCCACCGGCGATCTCAAGGCAAGGTACGGTACGGGCCCCCTCACAGGCTTTGCCCGCACCAATGGCCTGACGATCGGCAACGCAACAAGCGGCGCAACCGAGCGCGCGAATGCGGACACGCAGGCGCTGTTCATTTATCTCTATGGTGTCGATTCAAATCTCGTTGTAGCGCCTGGCGGCCGTAGCGGTAACGCGTTGAATGACTACAATGCGAACAAGACCATCGCGCTGCCCGATTGGTCGGGCCGCACGCTTGCAGCGCTTGATGACCAGGGCGCCGGCGCGAAAGGAAGACTGACCGCCACGTATTTCGGAACAACGAGCGTTGGCGGGTGTCTCGCAAGCACATTGGGATGCTTTGGCGGATCTGAAAGCCAGACGCTTGCCGTCAACCAATTGCCTGCGGGGATCACGTCAAGTGCCCTCAACTCCATATCGGTCGCTCCGGGAGGTGGTGGTACCGGCATTCCATTAACCTCGACGCCTGCGAACGTCAGCGCCGCTTCGGTAGCGAACTGCGGCGGCGGGGGTTGCGTTGTTGTTCCGGCCTCGAATTCTGGCAGTTGGGGCGCCACTTCGACGTTTAGCGGCAACAATACCATCCATGTCACGTCAGACAACACCAGCGGCGCGGCGCACCCGATCGTATCTCCGGTAGGGCTCGCAACCATCTACATCAAGCTCTGATGTACGCGAACCCCGTTCTTTTCCCCGAGCAGACCAACCGCGAAGACTTTCTTCGCACGGTCAGTCTGTTCGATGACGATACCGGCGAGGCGATCGATCTTTCGGGGCGGACATTGGCGCAACCGGGAGATTTTGCCGGCAGCAATTGGACGGTGACCTCGGGCGTCATCGTCACCGCATCAGTCACGCCACTCACAATCAAGGACTATCCGTTCGGCAACGAGATGCAGGCGATCGCGCCTGTGGTCGAGCTCAACCTTGCAATCCTGGCTGGGGCGTCCGTGACAATCGCTGACCCGACCGGCAAAAACACCATGACCGGCTACGTGACCAGCTACGTGCCTTCGACCGGCGTCATGGTCTGCCAGATCGGTTCTGCGTTCCAATTCGAGATCCGGGGCTACCACCATCATCATGACGGCGGTTTTGGCGGGTTTTCGTCGGTCGGATCGATCGGCGAGGGCGGACCAATCATTGCAGCCCAGCTCGGCAACATGCTGACCGTCGTCGATCTTGGGCGCGTCGAGATCAGAATTCCGGCGTCGCTCATGGCTAAACTGGGGCACAAGACGTATGGCGCCGCGATGACAATGTTCGATGGTGCCGACACACGACAATTGTTTGTCGGCAAGCTGCCGATCATCAGCGGTGGTGTCACCTCCATGCCGGTTGCTCAACCTGCCTCCAACCCCTACGGCCTGCCATGACGCTGCCAGCCAACATCCGCGTCAATACGGCGGCGCCGTTTCCGTCCAGGGTGACGGGGTCAGGGCTTGTTGCTATTGCAAAGAACAATGGCGTTTGGACAGTCTCGATCAACTTTGCCGGCGTTGCAAAAACAGCTGTTCTGCCGGATCCGGCCAATACCTACGTTCCGGCGTGGAACGCATTGACCAATGTCGTCTCGATGGTGCCGATATCAGGCATCGACGCCGCGAGCCGCACGGTGAAAATCCTGACCGGTGTCGGTGCGTTCACCTCACCCTATGCGGCGCTACCCGGCGATGACGTGCTGATTGTCAAACAGGCTGCGGGCGCGCCTTTCGCGGTCACGGTCGATTGGTCGGCGCGGCTCAAGCCACTGCGCGTGGTCGACGGCAAGGGCGATGCGGCGATCAACAACATCACCATCACGCCGACTGCTGGCCAGACCCAATTTGCGGTGGTGAACTACTCCTACCCGATCGACGGCAATGGCGGATCGATCACGCTGACACCGCTGCCGGACGGCACCGGCGCTTACTAAAATCATCCAAGGAATTTTTCAACATGAAGTTTCGCAGCATTCTTGTGCTGGCGCTTACGCTTTGCTGCGCGCCCGTGCACGCGCAGGTGACACCGGGCACGTCGCCTTTGACGGGACCGAAGGGCGGCACCAACAACGCGTTCATGCAGTTTACCGGGCCTGCCTCTTCGGTGAAGACCTACGCGCTTCCGAACACATCGGATACGCTCGCAACGCTTGCCGCAAGCCAGGCGCTGACGAACAAGACAATCAACTGCGCCAGCAATACATGCAGCGTTCGGCTCGGTTCGGACGTCACCGGAAACCTGCCGGCCGCCAATTTGAATTCGGGGGCTGGCGCTTCTGCCTCGACCTTCTGGCGCGGGGATGGAGTATGGGCATCGCCTTTTCCTGGCTCCATAGGAACTCCGCTTTCCGCACCCACGACGCTCACGAACGCGGCTTGCAATACGATTGTGCCGCTGGCTGGCGCGGCGTTCTATGACGTCACGCTGACGGCAACATCGAATTACACAACCGTTCCGTGCGTGATCGAGTTTCAGAACATCGATACGCGTGGAAAGCGCATCGTCGCACCTGGTGTCACCACGACGCGACTGCAGCCGGGCCAGTCTCTTAAGTATGAGGTCATCTCATCGGCTTGGAATGTGCCTGATTTGCAGCGCGTACAGCGATGGGCTGCAAATACCTATACCATTTATGTCGGAGGCGCTTCGCCGAGCGATACGGTCTCCGACGGGCTTGGTGGATGTGCCGGGTCTGGCAATTTTGCGACGCCGGCAGCTGCGCTGCAGTACGCCAAATTCAACATGGACACGCAGGGCAACCCTGTGTTGGTGCAACTCTGCAATGGTACCTATCTCACTGCATCGACCATCAACTTCTTCGGCTCTCCTCTCGGCTATCATCTCGTGACACTTCAGGGGGATTGCTCCAGCCTTCCTGCGACTGAGACCAATGTCGTCGTTCGCTATACGGGATTAGCGGGCGGGACATTGTTTCAGTCGCGCGATCTCGGGATTGCGATCGTGCAGTGTCTGACGGTGGATACCGTCAATACTCAGACTGATAAAGCTTTTTTTGCCGGGCAAGGCAGTGTGCTGGACGTAAACAGCGTCCGCACCGGAAACTTCTTGAGCATATTCGATGTAGATAATTTGGGCTCAACCAACATCTCCCAAGTCGGGACTCCTGGAGCTGGCAATCCCGGCATCTCCGCGGTGGTCGATTTCGGCAATTTTGCCCGGCTATTCGGTGCCACAAAATTTCTGTCTGGAACATGGATTGATGTAACGGGGCGCGCCATCGGGCAGAAATTCATCGACATAAAGGGCGCGGGAGCGAACGCCAATTTTAGCGGAGGCTTCAACGGCACCGCTACGGGGGCGCAGGGCAGTTGCGTCGATTACGGCGTCCTGACCATGAACGGGCTAACCATTCCGGGCACAGGCGCAGCCTACACCGCTACGAATTGCCAGACGCACTGAGAGAAGCGGATCTGCCAGCTCGCGCTTGACACGCTCAATCGGCGCGGCTCATCACCAGAGGACATCCAAAATGAGAATGATTTCCCGCTTTTTCGTGGCGCTTGTGTTTGCGCTGTTGTGGTCGAGTGCATCCTTCGCACAATCGAGCTTCCCGACCGTTGGCGGCAGCAATGTCGATGGCAAGGTCGAGATGTGCTGGAATGGTACTGTGGCAGTGCCGTGTGGTGGTGCGGCGAGCGCCGCGCCGACCAATATCTCAGCCGCAACCAGCGGTACACCGAGTACGGCCACAGCGCTGCTGGCCAGCGGCACGCACAACAAGGTCATCCTCAAGGTAGAGGGCGCCACCGCGGTCTGCTTTTCGCAGTTCGGCACGGCCGTGATCGGCGCGGCCGGCACCTGGTGCCTGAAGGGGGCGTCCAGCGCCAATGCCGGCGACGGCGGCTCGTATTCGACGCCTGACGGCATGACCGAGCCGAACGCGATTTCAATGATCAGTACGGGTACATCGGTGCTGGTGACCGGGTGGTGGCAGTGATGCCCCGACGTTGGATTGCCGGCGGCACCGCGCTGCTGCTGGCGGCGCTGGCGGGAGGCGCGGCATTCGCGCAGTTCAACGGCTGCCCGGCAGGATTTTGCGGTGTGTCCGCGGGCGTGACCCCACCACCGCCTACTTGCTCCAACTCGCTCGATTTAACCGATCAATGCAACAGCCAATACGCGGGAGCGTTGGCGGGAGGACTT